AGACAGTGACTAATTCCCCTCCTGTCGCTGTCCTGCATACATCTGTACCGGCACACACCGTAGCAGATCTGTCCCAAACTGACGCTTTACAAATCCTGCCTTACTGAAAGCAAGCTTAGTCACAGACTAATAGATTAACTTGATACGCGTGTGTGCGTGCGCGTCTTTAATAGGATCGCGCGCGCCTGATTGGTACAAAGTGTAATTGACTGCCATATTAACAATCAGTAAATTGCATTCTGTTTAATCTTATGGATTGCACACAGAAAATAAAGTTATCAAAACGATAGACAACCGGCCCCCGACCTGCTATACTGTCCAGCAGGGGAGACGTAGGCAAATGTCCACTGCCTTGAGGTGACAAAACATAACACGTCCTGGATGGTAACGATGGGAGTACAACTTTCGTTTATGATATATCGCCCCCCCCCGCTGAACATACAAAGTAGCCCGGTACCAACGCAGAATCCCCGGACCCGCGAGGCCATAGCTACCGCTTTGGGTCGGTGGAATCGTCGGGCGGTGGGGAGAGCAGGGGCGCGTCTGGGCGGTGACGGAGGGAGCGGAGGTACGCCTGGATTTCCGACATGAGGTAGAGGTTTGGGCGACCCTTTCTGGCAGGGGTGAGACCCGTGGTGCGCCGGATGTTGGACGGATGGCATTTCAGCACCGTAGCGGCCTGCTGTGTGGTCAGGAGTTCGTCTCGGGAGGTGAGTCGCAGTAGTTCCACCATCTCGCGGAGAAGCGTGATGCCCTCGGGGGTGTCGGGCAGGAACTGAGCCTCGATGTGAGTCCCCTGCGCTAATGTGTCCGGTTCGGTGTTCGGAAACCGGACAGGTAGTGATTGGTCGTCTCTGAACAGCACATCGAACGTCCCGGCCAGGGTCAGCGGCTTGACCGTCCCGGCCTCATGGAGTAAATGCAGGCGATGAAAAATATTGATGTTTTCTTCGGGGTAGGTGGGCGGGTCGCCCTCCGCACCGAGCAGACGGCGGTTCTCCGGGATCTGAAGGTAACGGATCAGGGCGCTGCGGTTCATCCCCGTGGCCCTCACGATGTCCATCATGGTCAGCCGGTTCAAGAGGTGGCCCCCCTGACGGCTGTTTGGTTTTCGGAAACCGGACTTTCTGTGTGGCGTACTGTCCGTGTACGCTGGTTGGGGTTGTTCCATCTGCTAATGGGACCGGGACTCATATTCCATCATGGATTGAGATTGATCGTCTTTCTATTCCGGGTTCTCCGGTGGTGTTCAGGCGGGGGCGAACCCGACCCGTACTGCTTCGGCGGTACGCATCATAACCGTACGGTATCGGTCCTGATCGGCAGGATCGACCTGTGCGACCTGATAGTCCAGGAACTCTGCCAACTGCTGATTGGGCGTCCTGGCCTTGCTGAGACCCGACAGGGACAGCACGCTATCCGGCGAGATCCCGAACGCCTCCGCAACCTTGTCAATGGTCCTGACCCGTGGGTCTTCGACCTGACTGGTTTCCATATTGTTCCACTGCTGGACCGTCATCGTGCCACGCTTGGCGCATTCGGTTTGCGTCCAGTTATGGGTTTCCCTATATTCCTTAACCCATTGTCCGAAATGCATATCTGCCTCCATAAACTGACTGTTGAGAGGATACTACAGAAGAGTTTCAACAAATCGTTTATATTATGTGCGTTTATGGCCTTCCGTGTCAAGAAATGGGGGTGTGTAATAGATAACACTATCTAATGATATAGAGATATGGCGACACCCGGTACAGGATTTTTTCAACTGAGTATTGACAAGTTTCAACAGATTGATTATACTAGGAGTATGGAAAAGACGATGACGACCATTACGCGCAAAAGGAAGTTTCAGACCCTTCGGCCTCGCGAGTTACCCAACCGGGTACGGGAATACAGGATCAAAAAAGGCGTTTCGTTACGCGAATGCGGTCTGTACGTCGGCGTGACCGCACAGGCCATTTTCCAGGCGGAAACGAAGGACCGGGGGCTCATCACCGACAAGTGGCTCCTGCTCGCCTCGTTCCTGGAGTGCGAACTGTCGATCCTGAAGTCAAAGCCCCATCCCCCCTAGTTTTATTTTCCCGGAATATCAATATACTATTGACAAGTTTCAACAAATCGTTTATAATAGGGTATCACTTCGAAACCGCAGGAGATACCCGATGCAGACGACCCAGACCAAAACCCTATTCCGGCAGAACTACCGCGTACGGCTCATCGTGGGCCTGTCCGACACCGTGGAGGTTCGGAACGCAGACGGCAAGATCTACCGGGTGCAGCCGATGAAGAATCAATGCTCCTGCCCCGCTACCCGCGTCTGCAAGCACCTGCGGGAACTGCCGGTCCTGATGGACGAGCAGCGTGCCCTATGGGCGGAGTTGGCCGCACGGGAGACGGATGAGGTTCTGGGGGAGAGACTGAACTCCTTGGCCTGGAACCTCCGGGCGGTGGCTGATCGGTTCTGGGGTGCGGGTGAGATGTCGATTGATCGTCGGTATGAGGGTGGGGCGGCGGTGACGGTTCGGCCCGAGCGTGGGACCGCGGCGGCGGCGATGGCGACGGAGAGAAGGTTGGCAGCATGAGCGATACCACGACGGTGCGTTTCCCGGCCCGGAGTGAGGTGTGGTTTGCGCCGAAGTCGGTTGCGAGTCACTACACCGCCCAGGTGCGGGCACAGAAGGCAGGCAAGTCATATTACGTGATGCAGGATGCGCCGGAAAATCCCGTGTTGCATTCCGTCACTGGTCGAGTCACCTGCACCGTTGCGGACCTGATCGACGACAGGAGCGCCCCCAATGCCCTACAGTCCTAAGACCCAGGCACAACGCGACGGCGCGCGGGTGATGCACATCGCGCTAGAGAGTGTGGCGGCCCATTTCGCCCACCGGGGGAGTTGTTTGAGGTGCATATCGATTCTGCACTGCCAAGAGGGCGACCGCCTCTCCTCCCTCGCCCGTCACCACACGGGTCTGGCTCTGGAGACGGTCGGGAAGTTGGAAGCGGAAGGAAGAGCGAAGAAGAAAACGACCAAAGGAGACGATGCCCCATGCTGACGATTGAAACCAACACCGAAGAGATGGTGATCTCCGTGCCCGCCTGCATGATCGATGCCCTGCCGGAACTGATCTCCCTCTGCCGAAAGTGGTATCTCGCGGAGCAGGACAAGATCCGGGCGTAGCAGCGGCGGTGCGAATCCGGTTACGACCGCGACGAGTTGCAGCGCGAATGGGATGAAATTGACGATGAGTGTTTCGCACTCCTGATGCAGGCGAGTTATCTCGGCGTGGCGGTGGAGCAGTGCCACGAAAGGAAAGCAGCATGAGCGAGAAACTGGAGTGCCTCATTATCTCGGTTTGCCGCCTGCATCCTGACGGTACGTTCCTCCCTGGCGCGATCGTGGCGTGTCGGGAGATGGCGGCGTGCAGCCCTGAGAGGACTGAGGCGGTGCTGAAACGCTGCATTCAGCAGGGAATCACCGCCTCCGACATTTACGCCGCCTGGAATGACGACAACGACCGCAGGGTGACGGCAACCCTGAACCAACTGGAGGCTCGCACAGCATGAGACGACCTCGGCTCCTAGACCTTTTTTGCCGCGCTGCGGGGGCAGGGATGGGCTATTACCGCGCAGGCTTTGACGTGACAGGCATCGACATAGAGGCGCAGCCTAATCATCCTGGAGTGGGTTTGTACGGCATGGAGGGGATGCAGTTTATCCAGGCAGACGCGCTGGAGTATCTGCGGGAGTGCGGACAGTGCTTTGATGCTATCCATGCCTCCCCGCCATGTCAGGGGTTTACACAGGTGGCGGCGTTGGGTAAAGCCCGCAACGGTTCCTATCGAGAGCATCAGAACCTGATAGATCCTGTTCGGGAACTGCTTATCAAAATCGGGAAGCCCTACATAATCGAGAACGTTCCGGGCGCACCGCTTCACAATCCCGCGATGCTTTGCGGTTCGATGTTTCCCGCGCTGCGCGTCTACCGCCACCGGCTATTTGAGACGAACTGGAACCTGGTCGCGCCGCCCCATGTTCCCCACCGGGACAAGACGCCTTCTGCGGGAAATGGTGTTTCGCCGAAGGGATATATCAGTGTTTGCGGTACTGGAGGTGTGCGTGGAATGGTCGAACCGGACATAACCCGATATTGGCAGATGGCAATGGGTATTGACTGGATGGGCAGGGATGACCTCGCGCAAGCGATCCCGCCCGCATACACTGAACTGATCGGAAAACAACTGATTGCGCTTCTGGAGGCCCGCACAGCATGAGAACTCAAGACATCACTATCCATATCCCCTTCCGGTCCCTCCGTGGCGTCGTCGGCACTTGTACGGCCCGCCGCGCTGTGGAACGGGCGATTGAGAACAAGTTCGGCAAGGGATCGGAGGCGTGGCTGAGAGACAAAATCACGGTGTTCCCGAGCCTGCCCGCTACCTCTTCGCTCTCCTTCGAGATCCCGGAGGAAGTGCTGGACTGGCTGGAGTCCACCGATGAGCGGGACTGCACGTTCGTCCTGCGGGGTGTTCCGGGGTGGTTTCTCTCCTGTGGTGTCACTGCGCTGGCGGGTGCGGAAGTGGCGGGGAGGATCGCGGCATGAAGCGAAACCCCACACAGGCCGATCTCTGCGCGGATCTGGAGCGGCGGGTGTCTGTATCCGCCGTCAAGACGATCCGACGCTGTACGGCCCTCCTGATCGCGGAGGAGAGAGAGCGAGACGGGGAGACGACGCGCTACAACCCTGCAAAACTCCCGACGCGACCGCTTGACCTCGCGCAGTATGCTGACCAACTCTGGAGAGGAGAGCACACGCAATGAAACTCGATCCCGAAAACGCCTGTTGCCCGCTCTGTGGCCGGACTGTCGAATGCGCCTGCAATCTTGGCGCGTATGAGGCCGCGCAGCAAGCACACGATGACAAGTGTGTGCAGACGATCCTCCGCGACGCGCTGCCCCGCACCCACGGCAGCGCCACGACGCCCGCCCACAAACTGCGCCGCTACCGCCCGGCCCGGACGCCCTGGCGTGGTGCTGGTGTCCACGCCTTGACGGAGGGCGTGGTGATGATCCTGGTGGGCATGGCGGCGGTAGGGTTGCTCGTTCTGTTTGTCAGGATAGCGGCGGCGGGCCTGGACGCCGACTACTCCCGGCAGCGTAGCATCACCGATGAGGCGATCAGGAGGAACGTCAGCCGATGAGGGAACTGACGCAAGAGGAACTGATTGAGGCGCAACGGAGGTTTGATCGAATCACCGAGATCCGTAAAGCGATGGCAGATGAAATGAACAGGCATTTTCAATCCATGACGGCACTTAACTTGCTCCTATGCAAAGTCACCGATAACCCGTCCATGTGACGATCACCAGAGGGGCAGACGGTTGGTCGCCGTCGCTTAAACGAAAGAACGTAAAATTAGCGCCCTCTGGTTTACCTCCGCTGTCCGGTCGTGGTAATCAGCACACGCCGGAAACCGGCAGACCGGACGGGGGAGGGAAGTTGTTCTGCTGCAAATTAAAATGTGCGACCACAAAGGAGAAAAACATGTTTGATTTTATCGACATGACCGAAGCAACAACGGGCTTTCCAATAGCAGTCAAGCCAATGGAAATCAAGATGCTGGTTGCTTCTTCGATAGGTACTCAGGTACATGCGGGCGGGTGTGCCTACTTCGTCAAGGAGAGCATCGAAGAGATCAAGGCTATGTGCAAGAAGGGCCTGTAATTTACTCCGCTTTCGTCTGCAATCCAGGCGGGATGGCAACGGGAATAGACACCGTAGGTTCAGGCACTGTATCCGCAAAAACAGTGCGACTTATCCAGAGTTGATCGGAACGAAGGTGCCTGCCGTGAATAGAGCGGTTCTGGGCCGGGACAGACGACGGGGAGGTTACTGACCGACTGTGAAAGCAGCGGATTGAAGCCCCTGCCAGCGAGGAGCACCCGGCACTACCAGCCCCTTAACTCAGAGGTAGAGACACGATGCGCGGAGTTCGATTCTCCGCAGGGGCCTTGCAGGGGAAGTCGGGGACAGTTGGATAGGTGGGAGGTGGTGTCGATGCCTCCGAATGGGCTTCACGCCCCGAAAATGCCAGAAGGTCCGACGCACCCTGCATTGATTTCTGTAGCATAAGCGCTAGTGCACCCGGCACGCATCGGGGGGAGTGAGGTTAGAGTCCTCACCGGAAAGGGACGCTTGGAGCCTGCATGATTAGGGCACCCTCTCTGCAGGGAGGTAGGAGACCGGGTTTGATTCCCGGCAAGCGTATTGGGGCAGGGGTCCATCCCGGCCCACATCACAACAGGAAGCGTCTCTCGATCGGCGGGAGACAGGAGGGTAGGTAAGGCCATGTAGCGCAGCAAAGCAGACAATGACATCCCGTGCAGATGGGCCGGTGATCTCCCGGCCCGGATTGAAGCGTAGAGCCCACGACCGAATTACCGAGAGGGGGAGTTTCCCCAATGTTAGCCATCAGTATCAAGATCCCTGGATTGAGGAGAATCGCCGCCGCCCTGGAGCGGATTGCAGACCACCTCACAACATCCCGCCGGGGTATCACAGGAGGAAATATCGTGTACATCGTAACCGACGACCAGCAGCCCGTAGGGTTCAGCATTTCCGGCGTCACCGCCACCGACGCGCACGGCCATCCGGTGGACAGTGCAAAACTCAAGTACGTTTTCAGTTCCTCAGACGAGACGATCGCGACCGTCTCCCAGGACGACGCCGATCCCACGAAGGGAACCCTTACCTTTGCGGGAGAGGAAGGACTCGTTACCGTCAACGTGACGGTCGAGGACAGCAAAGACGGGGATATTCTGGGCTCTCTGGCGGCAAACTTCACCGTGACCGCTGGCGATCCTGCGGCAATTTCGGGCGGCTCCATCACCTTCGACGGACTCACCGAAGCCCCGGACGCGACGCCCGATCCGAACGCGCCGCCCGCCTGACGGGACGGGTGACACCACGGGATGCCAGGGAGGGAGGAGTTATGCACCCTCCTGGCCCCTGCGGGGAGGGGGAGCGGTTGTCAACCTGGGGCGAACAACTAAGCACCAGAAACACCCCGCCCCTTCCCCGGAGGGAAATAAGACACCCCTCCTGTGTAAGACTATCTCCTTACTGGGGTTGAGACATTGCCCCGCCGCCCCGGCAGTGGTTGCGAATTATCCGCCGCCGGGGATTTTCTACAGATTTTGGAGCGCAGGACAATGGACTGCCCGAAATGCGGCAAACCGATGCGGACAGGGCACGACGGAGCAACGCCCGCATTTGCTTGCCTTCCCTGTGGGGTGTTGTGCCCGAAAGAGGGGGCGGCTGTGCAGACGATCGCGCATCCCGCCAAGCGGGACAAGTACAACCGCGCACCCAAAGAGGAGCGGATCTGGACCGACGGCGACACTTCTATCTGTTTCGACTCCAAGGGGGAGCGGCGGCGGTGGGAGGAATTGCTGATCCTCTGGCGGGCAGGGCAGATTACGGACCTTCGGAGACAGGTGGAGTATGTGCTCGTGAACGACCCGCCGTACTTTCGTCTTTGCTATGTTGCCGACTTCGTTTATGTCGAGAACGGCAAAACGATCGTGGAAGATTTCAAAGGTTTTCGCAGTCGGGAATACCTCCAGAAACGCCGCCTGATGCGCGAAAGACACGGCATCACCATACGGGAAACGCACTAACGCTCCCCCGCCCGGTGTTGGGTGGAGATCCGGGAGGTAGGCGCGGGGGAGTCGTAGCGTCACCGTTCCTCTTCTGCGCAACGCAACTTTTTACCGATAGTGCGACGCCACGGCCCGCACTGGAGCGCAACGCTCCACGATTGACGCAACGCGATACGCGACACAACACGAAAGGATTGACGAATCACTATGGCAATGGCAGCAAAAATGCAGGACAGTTTACACCCTGCGGGACGGACATACCTTCACCTCGACTGTGTGGAGACCGCGACAGTAAAATCCAACTTCCCCACCAATCCCGACGGGACCGCAGATGTGTTCTACTGGCAGTTCTCCTCTTTCCTGAAGGACGAAGGGGGCGTGGCCCTCCGAATGCGGAAGATGACGGATGTCAAGATCACCCCCAATAACCAGACGATGAAGTTCTGGAAGTTCCTCGCGCCCGGCACCACTTACGAGACCTGCTCGGGCGACACCGCCGATCTGGAGGGGAAGTGGTACGAGGCGGAAATTGTCCACAACACAAAAGGGGACAAAACCTACGCTGACATCGCCTTTATCAAGCCCTACGTGAAGGCAAAAGCCGCCACCCCACCCGCAGAGCCGGGGGACGACGGTGGAGCGTCTGGTGTGCCTGCCCCTGCCGTTGCGCCCCGTCCCCTCGCGACTACTCGCCCGCAAGCCCCGGCAACGGTGGCGGCGCCATCCCCCGCCCCTGATGGTCCCGATGAGGCCGAAGATCCCTTCGCGGATCAGTAACGGGAAGGGACGCTTACCCACCACACCAACGGTTCCGCCTGGATTTCCAGGCGGAACACTCTCCATCTCGGAAAGCATCTGATGATCGACATTCCTGACGGCATTGATCCCATCGACGCTACAGAACCGCAAAAGCCCAGTCCGTGCCACACGGCGGCACTCCTCCTGCTGCGCTCGGGCATCTCTGTGCTTCCCATACGCCCGAACAGCAAGGCCCCCGCCCTCTCCTCATGGACCCCGCTCCAAACCGCGAGGGCGACGGAGGAAGATGTACGCCACTGGTGGGGTGGCGGGACAGTTGGATTGGCCGTCATTGGTGGGACCGTCTCGGGATACCTGTTGGTTCTGGACTTCGACCGGGCAGGGTTGTTGGCCGACTTTCGGAGTGCTTGTCAGGATAATGATGTTCCGTGGCCCACTGGTGCCGCGATCGTCGAAACCCCTTCTGGCGGAAACCACGTCTACCTCCGCTGCGACTCTCCTGTTCCGGGGAATCTGAAGATTGCTAGAGATGCGGAAGGGAAAACCATCCTCGAAACACGCGGTGAGGGGGGGTACGCACTCACCTTCCCGACTCCTGGATACTGCCGGGTGGAGGGGAGGCTGGACCGGCTCCCGGTCGTGACGGCGGAGCATCTGGGGGCGTTGCTGGCAATCGGGGGATTGCTCAATGAATACACCCCGCCCGCCGTGGAGTGTGACGGCCCAGACGCCCGCACTGCCGCCCCACGTCCCGAGGGCTCTTCCCTCTCGCCCGGAGAGGATTATGACCAGCGTGGCGACTGGGCAGAAGTTCTGATCCGCCACGGGTGGAGGAGGTTGCATCGTCGCGGAGAGGCTACGTCGTGGACCCGGCCTGGAAAAGCAGAGCACGAGTGCAGCGCGACATCAGGACACCGGGGGGCCAATGGTCTCTACGTCTTCTCCACCAACGCCGCCCCCTTTGCCCACGATCGGATCTACCGCCCCTTCGGGATCTATGCCCTCTTGGAACATAACGGAGACTTCCGGGAGGCCGCGCGGGAGTTAGGGAAGTTAGGGTATGGCGATCAGGGACCGGTGCAGTCCAAGCGGTTGCGGAGCAGTAGTAGCAAACGGAGCGCTACCAAAAGGCCATCTGGTATTGAAACGGACTCCTCCACCGCTCCTGATGGCGAACCCGACGCCACCGCGGAACCCGATGGAGACATGCAGTCGTTTGAACTGGCGACCATTTGGGCGAAGGAGAACGAAGGACGGTTCCTGTGGGTGGAGGGAGATCAATGGTGGACGTACCGGGAGAATCACTGGCGATATAGCTCGGTCGCGACGGTGAAAAAGTCGGTTCAGCAATTTTTGGAACGCACGGGCAAGATCACCCCAACCCGCGTGCGAGACATGATGTTTATGGTAGACAGCATGTTGGGGCCGGTGGAGATTGCGGAGTTCGATTCTCACCCGACGTGGATCGGTCTTGCCAACGGTGTATATGACCTCGAATCAGGAGAACTCCTGCCTCACGATCCTCTGCACAAAATCACCCAGATTGTGCCCTATGAATTTAACCGTGAGGCTGTCTGCCCGAAATGGCTTGAATGCCTCTCGCAGTGGATGCTGAAACAGGACGGTACGACGTCACAGGAATGGATCGATGTCCTCCAAGAGTGGTTCGGGTATTGCCTTATCAATGACGTGACGGCACAGGTTTCAATGCTATGGATCGGAGAGGGCGCGAACGGCAAAGGGGCCGCGACGAGGGTCTTAGAAAACCTTGTGGGACGGGAGAACACGATCCCTATCCCGATAGAGCAACTGTGCCAGGAATACACCAGGGCGCAGATATTCGGTAAGCGGGTGGGGTTTGTGAATGAGCCAGATCCGCGGTCCATGAAGTTAGGCGGAACATGGTTCAAAGCCATCGTGGGAGGAGACTCCATCGCGGCCCGTCGTCCGAACGAAAAGCCCTTTTCCTTTATTCCCATGTGCCGCATCACGATCAGCACAAACGAAATGCTGACCACCAAGGATCTCTCAAACGGCTATTGGCGTCGCGTCTTCCCGATCGAGTGGCGGTACAACGTCCCGCCTGACCTGCGGGATTCGGACCTCGACCAGAAGCTTCTCCTGGAGATGCCGGGAATCTTCAATTGGGCACTAGAGGGGTTACGCCGCTACAGGGCGCGGCGGAAATTCGTGATGCCCGAGGAGAGCAGGGCAATCCTGGAGGGATACCGTACATCTCAAGATTCCTTCGGGCGGTTTATGAAAGAGGAGTGTGATTTCTCGGACCCCTTCGCCATCACGACATCTCGCGAACTATACCGCCAATACCGTTCCTGGTGCGAAGAATACGGGATCAAACCCGACACCGAGACCGCCGTGGGGCTAAGGCTGACCAAGCGGGGGTGCAAGAACGTGCGGCCCTACGTGGATTCGAAACGCACCCGATCCTGGGAGGGCGTAGCGTTACAGGCCCCCGCAGAGGAGGACCAAGAGGCGTTTCCGGGCGGGACAGGTTAGGTTCGTAACGTGGGACAGGTTGTGAAAAGTCCTGCTGTCCCACCTGTCCCACCTGTCCCAAAACGGTATTCCCTATGGGACAGGTTTAGAAATATGGGACAGGTTCAGAATCCTAACCCGTCCCATAAATCCGTCTACTGTTTTGAGATCGAAAAGAGGTAGACAAAAACCACTGATGGGACAGGTAGGACAGGTAGGACAGGTTTCTCCTAGGGAGAAGATAAAGGAATGCAGCAGAAAAGTGCTTTTCTGCTCTTCAAATACACCCAAAATACACGTTTTATTTTGTTTTAGCTCCTTAGAGCTAAAACGCGTCCTACCTGTCCCATAGGGGCAGATCGACCCAAAAATCAACAGGAGAAGAACTGATGACGAAAATCTATGCAGTTTTGGTTTACCGTGAAGATCCGACCCGTGCGGAGTTTGACGCGGTGTTTTCTACAAAGGAAAAAGCACACCAGTATATCCTGCTGGTGGAGAGTTCCGAGACGCCCCGGTGGGAAGTTCAGGAATGGAATGTCGATGACATCTCCTGTACTCCCTTCCGTCATCTGAACGGCGGACAGTTGCCGCCCCTGAGACCGGCAGAGCACTTCTGATGGCAGTAGCGCAGAAAAAGGACACCACTCCACGACCCCCGCCCCGCCGATGGGATGGGGTGGCAACGGGGGTGGAAATCGCGGAGGGTGAGGCGTGGGTGGCGTTTAGTGCTGATCCGCAAAACCCCACGCTCCATGAGGCCCACGCCATAGCGTTCAATGCCCTGATGAAGGCCCAGAACGGAACCATCGGGTGTTGGCGCTGCCGCTCCTGTGGGGTGCTGGTGGTGGGGCGGCGAAGGGGTCAACCCTGTTCCAATCCGAAGTGTGGACAGGTTCTGATCGGTTGGGACGAAGACAGCAGGAGGGGCGCGTGAGCAAATTCGGCGTTATTCTGGCAGATCCGGCATGGGACTATGAAGTCTGGGCGGACAGTGGCAAGCACAAAAGCCCGGTCAATCACTATGACGTTCACAGCCTCGCCACTATGGAAGCGTTGCCTGTTGAGACGATAGCGGCAAAGGACTGTGTGCTCTTTATGTGGTGTACTTGGCCGATGATGGAGCAGGGTCTTTCGCTTATGAAAGCGTGGGGATTTTCTTTCAAGACTGGCCTTCCGTGGTTGAAGGTGAGCCGCGATATGCTTCCCCGGATAGGGACCGGCTACCATACCCGCGTCTGTTCTGAATATTTGATCATCGGTCTTAAAGGTTCTCCACGCGCCCCCGAACCGTGGGAGCGTCTGCCCGGTATCATCCTGGCCCGACAGGGACCGCACAGCGCAAAACCTGACGATCAATACACGTTTGCGGAGTTGTACGATGGTCCATACATCGTACTCTTCGCCCGTCGGTATCGACCAGGATGGCTCAGTTTGGGCAATGAGTTGGACGGGCTGGATCTGTCCGAATCTATTCGCCGCGTGGCAGAGGACCAGAGCGTTCCGGTTGTACTCAAACCGCAACTCCTGCTTGACTGCTTCATGCCAGAACGGAATCTCTTCGCGGAAGAAGCGGCCTAACGATGCAAACCTCACTTGATTTCGACAACAGCGAATCAGTACCGCAAGCGGAGGAACAACCCACCATGTCAACCAACCGTGTGAACCCGGAGCGGGGAACAGCCCATGTGAGTGCTCTTCCCAAAGGGGAGAATGGGCGTGCGCTGTGTCGAAAGTGCAACAAGGAGGTGCCGCCCGGTCGCGTTACCTTCTGTGGAGAGAAGTGTATCCATGAGCACAAATTACGCTCCGACGTGAGTTACCTACGCTCCCAAGTCTTCCTCCGGGACCGGGGCGTCTGCAAGGAATGCGGGCAAGACACAGAAGTATGGAGGAGGTCTGCCATGAAACTCCGCCCTCGTCCTCGCATCCTGTACCTTCAGTCCCTCGGGATACCCCCGCACCGCACGACCTTCTGGGATGCCGACCATATCCTGCCGGTGGCGCTCGGGGGAGGGGAGTGCGGGCTGGAGGGCTTTCAGACGTTATGCTATGGCTGTCATGCCCGCAAAACTGCCGCGATGGCGAAGACGATCCGGGACGCCCGGAGTGCCGACGCCAAAGCCACAAAACCGAAGCGTGGACCCTCCGCTGCACAACGGGAGGCCCAGAGGGCGTTCGATGAGCGGCAGAGACGGTTAGGACACCGCGCGGGAGACGACAACGCTCCGGGAGGCTCCCCGTGTTGAAATACGACAGGGCGTACGTTGACAGCGAAATCCAGACGGGGTTGAATCTTCTGGAGTTTTATGAGGGAAGGGGCGTTGTGTTCTCGCTGACGCGGGATGCGGTGAGGTGGATCGTCTTTGACGGGCCGGAGATCAGCCCCGCGCAGGAGGAGTGGTTGGTGGAGCACCGGAGTCAGCTTCTCCTGGCTCTCCGCTACCGCGCGAAGCGTTGCGGACGCTGCGGCGCACCACGGGACTACCCGGAGGCCACATGGTGCGCCTCATGTGTCGCCTCCGAGGGGGCGCGGCACTACGACCGCCACCGCCTGACGGTTACGCAACAGCGGAGAAGTGACAAAGCGGGCAGTGGTGCTGACGATCCCAAGAGGGCAGAACTGAGGATTGTCGCTGGTGGAGTCAGCATGCCGTCGGAGCTGTTCGATGACGACCCACCGCAGGACAACGCGGCATGAAATACCGACACTTCAAGAAGAGCAGGAAGAACGTCACGGACCCGCTCCTTCTCTGCCGGATTTCTACCAGGAGGCTGTCTGCGGTGTGGCGTGTCCATCGTCGGCATCTGGAGAGCCGTTGGGGAGGGACGTACCTCTGGCGATGGAGAGCCGGTCAGCATCATAGCCGGTGGTTCGCGATTCCACCGAAGGAAGGGGAGGCGGGATGAACGCACTGGAACAGGCGATGGCGGAAGTGAGGCGGCTGACCCTTCGGAAGAATGATCTCGGGCGGAGGGTTGTGTCGGCATGGGAGACTTTCAGGTATCTCGAAGAACAACATAAGGAAGCCTGCTCTCAACTGGCAGAGGCCGCGCAGGAGGTCGTGAGGCTGGAGAACGAGGAGACGGGATGCTGACATGGACACGATTCACCGAGGGGTTGCCGCCCGCAGGGTCTGAACTGGTTCTCCGCACGACCGCGCCGTTCTCAACCACCCTGGCCTATCGGGAGGGCGGGACGATCTACGACCAGAGCGGGAACTCGATTTGCGATGTGGGGGAGGCCGCACGGGATTTGGCGTCCTGGTGGTGGGCGGTGCTGGAGAGTGAGCAGAAAGGAAGGGAAACAAGATGAAAATGCGGATCTACAAGAAGCGCAAGAGCCGATTTGAGAAACTGTCTGCGCTTCAGGCAAAGCGAGACAAAGATGTCTATTATGATGACATCGACGATGTCTACTATCCTGATGGGGCATTCTGGCACGCTCTGAGGCTCTACAGAGAGGCAAACACATGGCACTACAACAAGTTCCGGCGCAACCCGACATGCCCGCCGCTGTAGCGGTTCCGCTTTCCCTGCTTAACCAAATCGAGAACGCTCTCGAATTCCACGTCATTGCAGGTGATGATGCGATGTGGGGACTGTTGGAAGAGTCGCTGGAGGCGTTGCGGCGATGGCGAGAGGGCAAGCGTCGCATGAGACCCCTCCAGTGCGTCCGCTGCTTCCGCGCCTTCCTGACCCGGCCCTTCTGGGCATGGCGTACCGTGTGGGTCAGGAGAGGGCGCGAGATGGTGGACAGCGGGGAAGGGGAGTATGTGTGGCTCCTGCGGGCCGTGTGTGAGGAGTGTGGGGGCGTGGAGAACCGATGAGCACAAGCGAAACCGTTACGGGATTGGCGAAAGAGCACGCTCGGGCAATCTGTTACCGCTGTGGTTGCCGGGACCACGTATGGCCTCCTGACAATCAACATCGAGTATGGACGCACGGGACGGACATGCACGGCACGGTGACGGTCGGGCCGGAAATATGCGACGCTCACGAGATTCACAAACTGATGGCAAAGTGCTTCGGTGATTACTACAATCCGAATGAGGACTGCGGGGGAAAGGAGAGTGAGGCGTGAAGACAAGCAGGATTAAATGTTTTAAGTGCCGGCACTGGTGCGGCGCAACAGTAACGGAGGCGACGCCTGCAATTCGGGCGCAGTCTCCTCATGCGGATTTATGCGAGGAATGTTTACAGGTGCGACAGTGCCTACTTGATACTGAGAGGTTGCGCCTTCTGCGCGGCGATGAGGCCCATATCCTGATCGACAGGTGGGTGCTGGTCCTGGACGCTTTCCTGCCTCTGCCAGATGGCTGCCATAGTGCGGAAAAGGTACAGACGTGGGATGCGTTTGCACTGCTGCTCGGCTTGCTTCAGGCAAAGCAGGAGCAGAAGAGGATCTCGGCATGACACTCCGCTGGCATCCCTTCACCCCCACCACCCTCCCGCCGATTGGCCCAGACCTCCTGCTTTGCACCGCCAATCCCCTGTCGAGCGGGGTATACCGCAGGGTGGGGAATGCGTTGTACGACGCCGGGGGGTATGAGGTTTGCGACCTCCGGGCGGCGGAGAGGGATCTGGCGGGGTGGCGGTGGGCGGTGTTGGGGCATGGGAAGGAAGCGGAGGAGTAGCTATGGACGAGCAAGTGCAAAAGGTGGTGGAGTTCTTCAATGGGCTGAGCGGCCCGTTCCGTTCGTATCCGAATCCGATGAGATCAGACGGGGTATTCATCGGGCAAGAGCGTCAGATCCAGCCTTACCCCAATGTGCGCGGTCTGGATGGGCATCTCTACCCGGCAACACCGCAGGGCGCAAAGACTTATCCCATGCAGTTGCCGCATGATGTTGCCGAAAAGGTCTTGGAGGCTTTGGAAGCAAAGGGAAAGGAGCGCACCCCATGAGCACCACACCCAACCGGGCATTGACGCCGGGGGAGCGGGCGGAAAAGTTGGCGAGAAGCTTTACGGATGATGTGAAGCAGATAGAGCAGGCGGCGGCAGTTATTGATCTGCGAAGCGCACGCTCCGACGCCTCCCCTCCACCCGTAGTGTCCGAAACGAGCGTGGAGCACAACCCGTAGGGTACAATACTACATCACGATGGTGGCAAATGGGGCAGGGGGAGGAGCGGTGGGAGCAGAAACTTTGTGGGAATCCCTGACATCAGAGCAACGGGATCTTGTTGCGCTGTTCCTGTACCTCGAAGACGCCACGGGGACCGGCACGACCGCCGGAGCATTGCGGCAAATCAATGCAGGGTGGAATGCTGATTGGATTGAGGCGGAGAAGCGGGAAGAGATCCTGGACTTTCTATCCAGGCGGGGCGACGGCTACAGAGTTACCGAATCGGAGCGGCAATCAACAGAGCAACGCACCTAACCGGGCGCGACACAGAAGGGGCAGGGAGAACGACCGTGAGCAACCAACTATCCGAGGGGCAGGTGATCGACATCGCGTACAGCGTCCTGCCGCCTCGTGACGCAGACATCTTCGTGTGGCATCACTGGGGCCGATCGATCCACGGCCAACCCCGTTCCCCCAAGTGGACGTTCGGGGAGTTGGCACGGCACTTCCGTCTCTCCTTTCGGGACGTCACGCGGAGCCTCCGGGAGTCCGGGAAGGTTATGTTTGAGGCCGTGCAGACCGTGCAGCAGACCATGCTGGAGATCGTCGTAACGGAGGGCCTACAGGACTCCGCGGTCCCGATGAACTTCACCGTTACCCTCCAGATGGGCAGTACAGCTCTGCCCCGCGTGGACATCACGGCAAAGCGGGTGTTGACGCGGATTCACCGGGGAGAGAGTGCGGCATGAGTTTCTACGTGGCGTGCGGCAGATTCGGCGGATTTTATGCACTCAAAGGACCGACAGGATTTCGCCTCTGTCTGGGGTGGGTGACGTTCTGTTTCTGTCCCTACGATCTTGACCTAGAGTTGTCTGAACACTTCGAGCACAACCGAACGAAAAATAATTCTCGCCCCACTTGACAAAACGTGCGAAACCTGTGTTATAATCTGATTGGTAGTGCAAAACAGTGCTAGGACTGTCTGTGAATGCAGGCAGGTGCTACCGACAATTTCGCCCGTCTACCAAACCCGCCCGCAAGGACTCACCTCCTGCGGGCGAGTGACGTTTGGCCTTTGCGGTGGTGGGCTCTCTGAGAGACATCAGAGTAAACCTCCACTCCAACTTTCCAACCCTGTGGCTAGCCTCCTACCTCGCCACGCCCCGAGCCTGCGGGTATCTCGCCATCCCGCAGGCTCTCCTCCTTTTTGGAGCGTTATGAGATTGAATCCGCACAATGCGCACACCTAAAAAGACATTATCATGGCAAGAGAAATTTATAACCTCGCTTGCTAAGTGTGGCAACGTATCTGTTGCGGTCAAGACTGCCCGTATTGGCCGTCGGACTGCTTATGAGCATCGTGCTTCCGACAAAGTGTTTGCTGCCGCATGGGAAGAGGCTCTTGAGTGTGCAGGCGATCTGCTCGAAGAAGAGGCACGCCGACGCGCACAAGACGGAGTGCTGAAACCCGTTTGGCACAAAGGCGAAGAGGTCGGTAAGGTTCGGGAGTACAGCGACACGCTGCTTATCTTTCTGCTCAAAGGTGCAAAGCCGGACAAATACAAGGAACGCAGGGTTATCGAAGGTGATCCTGACAAACCCGTCACAATTAAGATCCTTCGCGGTGTGTCCATGAATGACCTGAATGGCAAATTATCAGATAGCGGAACTTAGGGAAGAGGAAACAGAGGGTTTCTGTCCTCGTGGTGCTGTGAAGGAACTGTGGCAAACCCAGGACTTTGAAACGATCGTCGGGGGGCCTGCCGAGACAGGGAAGACATTTGGTTGCTGCCACTACATAGACGCGTTGCTGTGGCACTTCGCAGGCGCGCAGGGGGTCATGGCCCGCAAAACCTATACCGCCCTCGTCGGCAGTGCTATCAAGACCTACCTGCGGGTGATCGGTCCCGATACCGACATCAAAGCGTACGGCGGTGAGAAGCCGGAATGGTTCGACTACCCCAACGGTTCGCGGTTGTGGGTGATCGGCCTGGACAATCCTGGAAAAGCCCTTTCGTCCGAGCGCGATTTCTTCTATGTCAATCAGGCAGAGGAACTGACGCTTGAGGACTGGGAGACCCTAACGACGCGCTGTACCGGACGCGGGGCGGTTATGCCCTATACGCGGATGTTTGGAGACGCCAATCCTGGCCCACCTTCCCACTGGATTAAACACCGGGAGGGATTGAAACTTCTCGAATCCCGGCATCAGGATAACCCCACGCTGTTCGACGAGCAGGGGAACATCACCACGCAGGGGAAGCGGACCCTCGCCATTCTGGACCGACTGACTGGCGCGCGCCTGCAACGTCTCCGGTATGGCAAATGGGTGCAGGCAGAGGGCGCGGTCTACGAGACGTATGACCTCGCGGTTCACCGGATCAAGCGGTTCGATATTCCGGCCTCTTGGCGGCGAATTCGCGTCATCGACTTCGGGTACACAAACCCATTCGTCTGCCAATGGTGGGCCATCGACCCCGACGGCAGGATGTACCTCTATCGGGAACTGTACCAGACGGGGCGGCTCGTCCGCGACATGGCGGCAGAGATCCTGCGGTTGACGGGCGATGAACGGATTGAATGCACCATCGCGGACCACGACGCGGAAGACCGGGCGACCCTCCACGATGCGGGCATAATCACGAAGCCTGCGTTCAAATCGGTGTCTGTCGGGATTGAGGCAGTTCAGCAGCGCCTGAAGGTTGCGGGCGATGGGAAGCCCCGACTCGTCATCATGGAGAACGCGCTAGTCGCTCCTGATGAGGAATTGCTTCAGAAGCGCAAGCCGACATGTACCGAACAGGAGTTTGAGGTCTACGTGTGGGAGAAAGACAAAGACGGCAAGCCTGTAAAGGAAGCGCCGGTGAAACTTTTCGATCACGGCATGGACGGAATGCGGTACGGAGTCTGCTATGTGGATGGCCTTGGTGGCCCTACCATAACCGAAGTGAGGTACGCATGACACAACTCGCCTTCGGTATCTTTCTCTGCATGGTCGCCTTCGCGGGGGGACTGTTTTTTATCCTGATGGTGGTCGGACTGTTCTGGATTCTCCGTCTGAATATTATTGGCCGTGTGATGGAATCAAAGACTGCCTCTCCGGTCGCGACCGAATCACCTGTTGCCCCTGTGGTGTCTATCCTGCCTTTGTCCTAACCAACTATGCCGAACCTCATCAAAAGACTACTGGACGGTGCGGCGGCAGGACACGCGAAGAGTTTCCCATTCGGCGGAGGCGCTGGCAGTGCTGGCGGCGGTGGGGCGTACGACCTGAGCGCCATCCGTCGGGACCGTCTGTATATGCAGAGCAATCCCGGCAGCGCCCGAAACTGGCAGAACGTCGTGGGAGAACGGCATCTGTGCAGCGTCGTGGGCGTCTGCCTCAACTGGTACATCGGCACCATCCAGTCAGCTCCCTCCTACGTGGCACAGAAGAATGGCAAGACCGCAGACGATAAGGTCGCGATTGACCGGCACCCGATGGAGATGTTGATTCGTCGGCCTAACGATTTCTACTCCGGTTCGCTCCTGTGGGCCGGGACGCTACTGGACTACCGGACACGCGGCAACGCCTACTGGTTTAAGGTTCGGAGCGGGTACGGAAAGGTGGTCAACCTCTGGTGGATACCGGCCATGCTGGTAGAGCCGGTATGGCGCAACGAACCGGGCGCTCCATTTATCGACGGTTACAAGTACAAGGTTCCGGGTCGGGAAGACAAGATTATCCCGACCGAGGACGTGATCCATTTCAAACACGGCCTGCACCCTGGCACGATGGGCAGGATGGGCCTTGATCCCCTGGCGCCTGTCCTGCGGTCCATCGGGGCCGTCAACGCGGCGGAGAACTTCGAGGCGTCTCTGCTGATGAATAACGCGACGCCGTCGCTCCTGATAACACCGGACCCCTCCCTCTTCCGGGGCGAGACTGCGGTGGTGGATCGTGCGGCACTGACGGCCATGACCAACCCCGCGACGGTCAAGGCGGCGATCATCGACAAGACGAGTGGCGATAACGTGGGTAAGCCGCTGGTGTGGGATGTGCCGTTTATCATTCAGAAGTTAGGATTCAGCCCGGAGGAGTTGGCGCTCGATAAGTTGCAGGCAGTCCCGATAGATGTCGTGTGTGCCGCGATGAGCCTGGACCCGATGGTGGTGGGCCTGCCGTCCGAACGACAGACATTCAGCAATTTCAAAGAAGCCGTACAGTCCGCATGGGAAAACAGTGTGATGCCGATGCACGCCTCATTCGGTGAGACGCTGGACGTGCAGTTGCTGCCGGACTTCGACGCCAAGGACAACCAATCTACCGAGTGGGATTACTCCGGTGTTCCCGCGCTTCAGGAAGACAAGAACGCCCTTTGGACGACCGCACTGGAAGCCTGGAAGGGCAACGGCATCGACAGGTCCACATACAAGAAGATGATCGGCCAGACGCCCAAGCCTGAAGACGAGGGCCTGTACTATGCCGACATCGCGCCTGCCGGTTCGGGCGGGTTCGATCAGGGCGCGGTGGGGCCGGATGGGAAGCCACTCCCGCCCGTGTCCGCAGATTCGCCTGGAAAGCCGTCTGGTGCTCGTCCTGCCACGAAGTCCAGTGATGGCGGGAATTGGGTGACGCTTGCGAACGGCGTACACATTGACCTCGACAATCCGCCCGCGGGTTTTACGGGGTCGCATATGGTTCCCGCGAAGGAGATACCTGACAAGCAGACCCGGAGCGAGATCGCGAAGGCATCGGCCTATACGGTCGGGGCAGACATCCAGCGATACGCGGAGGAGACGAACGAACCAATCCTCGCGAAAGCGGTCGGCGGCGTGTCCCTCCGAGACAATGAACCTGTGGACGTGATGGTTGTCAAAGGAGGAATTGTCGAGCATGGTGTCGAAATGAAGACTATGGTCAACAACAAATCCGGGCAAATTTCCATGAAGAAGGAAGCCATCGCCCGGAAAGCCGCGTGGATGGCAGAGCACAAGGCGCCTTTGCATACGGTAGTATTCGACGACCAGAAAGTATTCAATGCCGACGGGCCGGGTAAGCACGACGAATCTAAGCGCACCATCTACTACCGGCGCGGATTCGGGGCTTTTTCGGTTTCCGCGATGCATGTGGTTCCTGATTTGGCGTCGTTGTCGGAGTTAATGAGTATGGAGGACAAAGACCTGCCAAAAGCAGCCCAACCTCCAAAGACATACGTTCCGCCACCGCCACGGGAGAGTAAATCATGGGCGTCTACCTACAGATAGGGTCTGACAAAGACAACCCCGCCGACCTCGCCAGCACGACCGGGTGGGGAGACGTGGGCCGATACGCCAACAGCCTACCGCCAAAGACTGCCGACACGTTGGTGCATCTATGGCATCACGGATACGAGGTGGATCTGTCGGACCTTCAGAAAGAAGTGCGCGCGGCGATGAAGTCTCACTCGCCGAAACCTGATGTCGAGTCCACACTTACGAACCTGCTCACGCTCCTGAAGGGCGCGGGCGATGCGTCGTACATCCTTGTTACGAACGGCATGACCGACTGACATTTAATTCAAGTTTTGGCATGGTGAACACCAGATGGAAAGGTGTGATACCGCATAGACGAGACGGGTGAGTGCGGATACTCTATACCTGTGTCGCCGAGGGTTCGACTCCCTTGCCATGCCAAAAACCTATAGCCGCTACCTTTTTTGGGTAGCGGCTTTTTCGTGCCTACTTTCCACAGGGGAGAATCCATGCCCGAAACGCTCATACAATTTGGAGGCGCTGTGAAGGCGTTAGGCGATGGCCGTTTCGAGGCACCGCTTGTTACCTTCGGAACAGCAAAGAAGCATGACCTCGCCAAAGACTTCTTTACCGCTCAGACCGACTACTGGACAGACTTTCCTACGGTTCGGCCTATGATTTATAACCACGGGCTTGACAAGGAGATGAAAAGCAAGCGCATCGGGGTTAATGGGTCTTGTGAACTCGAACTACGGGATGCCGCCGTCTGGATGACGGGGCAACTGAAAATCGCAGACGACTACCAGAAAGCTATATATACCCTAATCGAAGAGGAAAAAATCGGGACAAGTTCGGGTAGCGCCAGTCACCTTGTGGAGCGGAAGTCTGTCGATGGCGCTTACGAGATTCTTTCATGGCCCATTGTAGAGGCCAGTTTGACTCCTGAACCTTGCGAATTTCGCAACCGGGTTGTTCCCATCAAGAGTTGGGGGGACCATCTCAAGAGTCTCACGACGCCCGATGCCACGAAAGGCGCGATCCTCCCCGGTTCCGAAGAGCAGATGTTGCTGACGGCTCTCCAGTCCCTCAACTCCCTGTTCTTGCGCTATGTCATGCAGTGCGTCGGTGGTGCCGATTGGCGCGATGACCTCTACGGGTGGAGCGAGTATGCGGGTATTTCGGACGCTGACGACGACGGGGAGCCGATTGACGAAGCCATGCTCCGTTCGGCGTTCGATGAGTACCGGGACACCGCGCTTCGGGCTGTTGCGGCCATGCAATCCATGCCGGAAGTCAAGAGCGCGCAGACGTTGCTGAACCTCTTCCGAGAGCCCGCGACTGATGATGTCCTGACGGCTCTGAAGAAAATGACTATCTCCAATTTCCTCGCCACGATGGGGTCCGTCGTTGGGGAGAGTGAGCGCCGGGTGACGTGGTACGACACCGAGCGCAGTGTGAAAAGCGGGCGGATGCACAGTGCCTCCACTCTGCAAACTCTCAAGGACGTGCGGAAGGGTCTGGTTGACCACGCGGAAACGCTTGGGGCCATGATCGACCGACAGTCCAACCACAGCGGCAAAAGCCTGGACACGACGGCCTCTGAGTACGCACGGTTCCTCCTCATGGAAGCGCGACTCATGGGTGTCAACGCGTAGGGCTATCTCACCACAAAGGAAATACGAATATGCCTTCTTTGAAGGAATTGAATGACACTCTGGAAGTGAAGCGAGGTGAACTCGCGGGCCTGTTTGAGAAAGCGAAAACCGGACAGGTAGACCCGGAGACCAACAGTCCGGTCTTCGACCTCCAGAAAGCCGGGATCGCACCGGACGAGATCAAAAAGCGGACGACCGAACTAGGTGAACTGGGTGAGGCGCTGCGGGCCGCGCAGGAGATCGACGAAGCCTACAAGGCCAATCAGGCCGCGATCCGGCAGCAGGCACAGCCGAACCGGAAGTTCGATTTCGCAGGTGGCGATCCGACGGAAGATCAGAAGCGGGCAGCGCAGTCGATGAAGAGCGTCGGGCAGTTGATCGCAGAGGACCAGACCTATAAAAGGGTGTTGGACAGCGGGACCAAAACCCCGTTCAACATGAAGATCGATCGCTCCATGAAATCGGCGGTTGCCCAGGCTGCGGAGATGAAGACCATCACGGAGTCCACGGGCTACGCGCCTTACCCGACCCTTCAGCCGTACATCATCTACACTCCGCTGCGTCGGTTGGTGGTTGCGGACCTGATCCCGCAGGACGACACCGACCAGGCCGTCATCACCTATATGGAGGAGACCACGTTCACCAACAACGCGGCGGCGGTCTCTGAAGGGGCCGCGAAACCGGCGTCTGATCTGGGCCTCACGCGCCGGACCCTCAACCCCACCAAGATCGCCACGATCTTCAAGGTGACAGATGAGCAGTTGCGGGACGTGCGGCAGTTCCGGTCCTACATCGACAATCGGGGCACCTACATGGTGCAGTTCGAGGAAGAGCGGGAGCTGCTGAGTGGTTCCGGGACGCCACCCGAAATGACGGGATTCCTGAACAAGTCGGGGATCAATACCCAGGCCATGAGCACCGACGACATTTTCACCGCCCACTACAAGATCCTAACCAAGATCCGGTCTGTTGGCTACGCGGACCCGTCGGGCTACGTGTTCAATCCGAACGACTGGCAGATTGCCAGGACGGCCAAGGCCACCACCGGGCAGTTTATCCTCGGCCCGCCCGATCAGGCTGGTCCCGATACCCTCTGGGGCCTTCCGGTGGTGCAGACGGTCGCGATGACGGCGGGAACCTCCCTGAGTGGTGACTTCCGCATGTACAGCCACATCGACCGCCTCTGGGGACTGACGGTGGAGGTCGGGTACGATGGGTCGGACTTCAGCCTGAACCTCTCGACCGTCCGCATCGAAGAGCGGCTGTTCCTGGAAATCTACCGCGCACTGGCGTTCGGGACTGTCACGGGCATCTCCTAAGGAGCGCATCGTTCGTCGTTTCTGCCGCGTTGTTTTCTTCGCGGCAGTTTACAGCAAAGGAGATCACACCATGCCCGCAGGAGCAGTAATTCCAGGCAACAACACTATACCGGGGGCGTTGGCCCACTACCGCAATGCAGGAGCGCCCACCAACGGTACCACCGCCGTGCAGACGCTCACCATCGGCGGCACCCCTACCGGCGGAACATTCAAACTCGCCCACGAAGGGTTTACGACGGGTGCGATCACTTGGAGCGCCACCAACGCCACGCTGGTAGCCAACATCGACGTGGCACTCGAAGCCCTGCCGTCCATCGGGACGGGCGGCGTCGTAACGGCGGTCGGAACCATGACGGCGGGAATCGGCACCATCACCCTGACGTTCAGCGGCGGGAACCGTGCGCTGTCTCCGGTGACGCTCATCACGGTTGCGAGCAACTCCATGACCGGCACGTCTCCGACAGCCGCCGTCGCGACCACCACTCCCGGAGTGGCCCCGACGGCACGCGGCGCGGCGGCAGGGGCGTTGCTGATCGACACGACCAACAAGACCCTCTACCAGAACACCGGCACCGCAGCGGCTCCGACCTGGACACAGAACAGTTAAAGGGGAGAGAATCGCCATGCCATTGACAAAAGATCAGATCGTGGAGCGGTGCCACCTCACTACGGAAGACCCGGTGAAGTTCGATCGTGTGCTGAACATGACCGCAGACGGCGAAGTCGTGGAGGCATCGGACCCACGGGGAGAGTATCGGCTGGTCGGAGAGGGCGGGAGCCTTCCGGCGCTGCTCGTCAAAGAGTTGGGTCTGCTTCCCACCCTGAAGGCGCATCAGAACCAGAAGGATGCGGAAGAGGATGCGGAGGCCGAGGCCGAACGGTTGAAAGCCGAACAGGATGCCGAAGCAGCGGCGGCTAAGCAAGCGGAAGCAGCCAATGCGGCGGCTTTGCGGGCCAACACTGAGGCGATGAAGGCAACCAAGCCGAACAAGTAGCACAACCTGACCAGCGTAGAACAGAGGAGCCGGGCGGGGGTGGCAACGCTTCCCCTCGGCTCTTCGATTGTGCGTTGTGCGGAAACAACACCACTTGAGCAGGGATAGGGACGTTCGACGGAACGCACCCGAACGGCGGCTCCTCACCGCTTCCCTGCTCTACCGAGGATGCCTCTGAGGAGGGGCAGAAGCTATGAACACGCAGCAAATTGTCGCAGTGATTTCTCTTCTGGTCACGGTTGCCAGCCTAACAGTTCTCGGGTATCTCCTTAAATCACTCCGAGAGCAAATCAACACATGGAAAGAGGAATACTCTGCACTGCACAGGAAGCACAACGAACTCTACGGTCAGTTTGAGCAGTTCAAAAAGGTCTCCAATGAGGTCAAACTCCACTGGATTGAATGTGAGGAAACCCTAAAGGCGAACGGTCTTTCTCGCGTGCCTGTCTCCGAAGACGGAAGACTGACTGTCGAATTAGGCGAAGGCGAACTTCAAGTCGTTTTGGATTATCGTGTCTGCAAGTTGGCGAATGACGCGTACGATGATGAGATTTTACACGGCACCGGGGGTGCGGGCGGATGGTCTGACGAGCCGCCTATTAGAGTTTCATCGGCACAGGAGGGCAACTCCTGATGACCAAAATAGCAGACTTCACGCCTAAACCCGACCTCGAAAAGATGCTGAGAGATGTACAGTTCGAGGAGAAGCAACTGCCGGATCTCAAAGAAGCAGCGGAGGCGGCGGCGCGGGAATACTCAAGAGCACAGACGGACTGCGCGAACAAATGGAACGCTTTCCACAAGGCACTGATGGCCCATGAAGGCGCGATAAAGCAGAGCGATTTCTTCCCGAAGAAGCAATATCCCGTAGAGACCGATTAACCCATGTCCTTCAACTACACCCCTACAGCCCAATATCCCGGCGCGGACGCCCTGGCGGTCTTCCTGACGGCGGCGAACATCTTCACGATGCCCATCACGCCCGAAGACCTGCTGTTTGATCTCGCGGGGGCAGCGGCGTCGGCTATGACGGAGTTTGAGCGGATCTCGAATTGGAGGCCATTCCTGGCGAGTAGCGAGGATGTCACGAAGCGGTTCAGCCACTCTGCGTTGCGGCGCTACACAGAAGGAGACGATCTGCCCGCCTATGGGTGGGATTTCGGGTTTGGGGGCGGCTACGGTGGGTGCTATTGGGAACTGCCTTTCAATCGCGGGTTGGTATCGGCTACATCGGTGGTGATTGGCACGACGACCTATGACCTCACGTCCGCAACCCCGCAGGCATTTCTCGCCCCTGTAAACGCTGCCGAAGAGGGCAAGCCGTACGAGAGTATCGTGTTCACCTCCTATCCAGGGAACGCCACCGGGCCGAACCAAATCGCGATTACAGGTCTGTGGGGGTATTGTGCGGTCCTGCCTGCCGATGTCTGGACTGCCGTGCTGGGCTATCAGGCCCGGAAAGTTTGCCCTGCATTGTCGATCAAACTTCGGGGGAACATGGCGTCGTGGACATCTGCGGATGTTTCAGAAAAGTATATTGAAAAGCCTTTTCAAGACGCAATGGATCAATGGCGAGATGATTTCAACGCAACGGCGATAGGGTACCGCAGGACTGGAATTTACTGACGATGGCCCTCCACGAACTTACAATCATGTACCACTGCATTAACTGCGGAGAGGTCATGCAGATCCCGACCAGTTGTGTGCGGTGTGGCGGCGTCCAGTTCTGTCCGATTGGTCAGGCACCGATAGCGGTACAAGCCAATACCGACGCCTGCCAACGTCACACTGATGCACTGCGTTTCTTCCGCCCCTTCGCGCCCGAAGAACTACCAGCACCTGACAGCCTGCTTTGAAAGAGATTGGCAACGTCACATGACCCTTACGCCTCGACAAACAGCGGCCTATCAGGATCTGTTCGACTTCTACAGTGTCGGGCGAGAGATCGACCCGGTGACGAAGCGTCTGGGGGAGGAGACGGTCACACTTCGCTACAGCGGCGTCCGGTGTCAGTATGTCTACACGCCCAATATCAATGAGCCGACGGCGGCGGGTGGTCTGAATCCTCCGACGCATGACAGCACCGACACGATTAAGTACGAGCAGTCCATGAGTGACGTACGGGCCGGGTGGTTTGTGGTCTGCCGTTCGCTCTCCAACGGTGGGCACGCTCCGGCGTGGGGAAACTGCTACCGCATTGCGGGCGACCCGAAGCCGAACCCTACACGGGGCAACAGGACGGCCAACGAGATCAGCGCCACCGTGCAATCCATCGACAAGCGACCGACGGGAATACCTGAATGAGCACTTACCTTCCAGATGTGTCGGCCAGTGTGGCGGCGGGCATCCTGGCCGCAATCCCGGAGATTGAGTTTACGGTCGAGCTAGAGCAGGTGGAGGTCATCAACTTCGCGGACCTGGCGGAGACCATGCCCTACGCGGTCTACCGGTTCAGTCGAGCCACACGGAGCGAGAACAGCCCCACGGGATGCCGATATTACAATGCAGACCTTGAAGTGACTTTCGTAGTCGATGCCAACAACAATCCTGACGCCACCCGGCCCTTTCTGGAGCGGTTCCGAGACTACGTAGACGCCAACGGGTTCACGGACGCGCAGGTGCTGGCGATCCCGACGCTGGACCAATCCGAGACCGCGGGGGCGAACAGTATGTTTATCCAGAAGGGGTACTCACAGCGGGGCGGGACGGTGATTGCCCGCCTACTCTTTGGGGATGGGCCGAGGTGACGCCCGGAGAGTTGGCAGATAGGCTGGATAGCGCCGCCAATCGCCTCCCTATCGAGATGCAGAGGGCGCAGGAACAGATCGGGGCAGAGGGTGTCCTGATTGCTCACAAGTGGAGTTCCGGGGGACGCACGCTCCCTCAACTCGCGGCAGACGACCACCCCTACGCAACCCGCCACGGACACTACACAGGTTCCGCTCTGATAAATCGTCAGAGCGGATCTTTCTTTTCGGACTGGTACTACGATGGCGGGGCACATGCGCTGCGAAACCCGCACGGCAGCAGCCTCCAATACGGGACGCGCACAATGTCTGCCCGCGATGTCCTGGGCGCGATACGGGACGAACTGCGGCTCATCGCACGGCGGCATGTCAAGGCAGCACTGAAGAGGAGCCTTAGAGGATGAAGATAGAAGAGAAACGAGAGATCCGGCAAGGAGCGCGGGGCGTTTGGTCCCAGACGAAAGTATCCGAGATCAAAGACGGCGATCCGATCCCGACAGGTGGGAAACCAGTTGCGGACGACACCCCAATCCATGACTGGGCAGATGAGGAGGCTTCCTGATGGCAACAGTACCCAATATCGCGATGGGCAAGGACGTTACGGCGGGAACGCTGGTCGGGATGACAAAAGGCGCGACCGGGCTCCTGACGGCAAGCGGCTCCCCTGTGTCTATCCTGGCGTGGTACGAGAACATCAACCCCTCTCGGAAACGTGGTATGGCGCAACCGAGCCCGACATTCTCTCCCTATGACAACAACGTTCCAACCAGCAGCGGAACCGACTTTGACATCACGGGATACGTGATGGAGAACGACGTGGCCGGAACACCTACCAATGTCGTGTCGGATCTGTTTGACGCTTTTGATTATGTCAAACTAGTCTATACCCGTGCGGGGAGAGTTATCACCTACATTGGCACCCCGTCGGGTTACAAGGAAATCCAGAGAGAGAAGAACGAAATCAAATTCGAGTTCAACCTCTTGATGGTCGATATTGGCGGACCCAACCCCGCTTACTCGTAAGGAGAAGGCCACTTGGCAAAAACAAACGTATGGGAGCGGAGGCCGCAGGAGCGAACACCGCAGACCCGCACATTCCAGGACATCGACGAGACCACGGGGGAGCCAAAAGACGACCCCTTTACCCTCACGCTGTGGCGTCTGGAAGAGGCGGAGGAAACGCGTGCTTTTGAGATCGCGGCAGAGTTGACGGTTCAGTTTGTCGGAGATCCGAAGAAGAAACAGAAACCCACCCACGAGTTCCCACCCATCGGGGGGAAGATTTACAAGATCACCTCCACGATGTGTCTCACCGCCGCCATGATGGAGATGATGCAGCCTCCGTCGGTCGCGGCAGAGGATCGGTATACCGCCGATGAGTTCCTGGCCCTCCGCGCCCCCCTTTCCGAGCAGTGCAGGCGTGAGATTCAGGAATGGATGGATAGTCTGCGAGGTGTGAAAAAAAAGCCGGAACCCCCGAAGAGTCCCGGTACGAATGGTTCCTCCGAAGATCCCTAGAGCACACGGGGCAGCACCCGGAGATCCCGGCCCTCACGGTGTCCCTGCTGTGGTCAATCAATGAACAGATGGCGGGCCGGGAAGGGTTGGAGATAGAGCGGCCAACCCTGGCTTGGTTGGATGACCTCCTGTGGCTGGATGAGCGGGAAGCGGATCGGGAGCGGCGGCGGAACAACGTACTGGCCAAGGACGACGACGATGGATGATGAGCCGATTGGGCTTGACGTAGGAATACAGGGGGCCTATGAGGCCGCGCAGCGTATGCGGGAGATGGCCCAGAGTGTCAGGACCATACAGGCACCGCTCAATACCGCCGCTGAAGCCACACAGCGTATGACCCGCAACCTCCAATCTGCCCTCGGTCCCGCGCAGAGGCTACAGCGTGCCTTGACGGAACTCCGGGCGGCAGCGGGGAGCGGAAACCCATCCGCGATGTTTGACGCGCAGTATCGTGTCTTGCAGGCACAGAAGTCTTACCAGAGGGCACAGAACGCCCTCAACCCGCAGCGGCCCTCCCTGCCGTCGCAGATCATGGATGTTTTCCGCTCCTCCCGGTTCGGCATGGGCGGCGGTGGTGTGTCCCTGATGCCCCTGGTGGGGAAGGTGATGGACCTTTTGGGACCAGCGGTCACGGGAGCGGTCGCGGGCTTCACGGCGGTCATGCAGGCGGCGCAATCCGCAGCGGAGAGCCTGACAAATTTTAAAGACGCGATGGTCACGAGCGGGGGGAGTGCGGGGGAAGTTGGTCGTCTGAACGCGCTTGGCGGTGCGGCAGGGATTGCCGACATGTCTGGAATGTCCCGACAGTTTGCGGAGAAGATAGCGACCGACGGAGCGGCGGCGGCGTTTGCTCGAACCGCTGGTATCTATGACCACAATGGCGCATACAGCGAAATGGACAAGGCAACCAATTTACAAAAGGCACTAGACCACCTTGTAAATCTACCCCATACGCAACAGGGCGATATGGAGGCCGCTCGGTTTGCCCGTGTCGAGGGTCTGGAAGCAGCGTTGAAATTGCGCGACATCTCCAGGGAAACCTACGAGAACCTGAAACGCGCAGGGGAAGTCAATGCCGCTGCACATGGAGTCAAAGAGACACGGGATGCCGCGGAGTTCAATGCTCAACTTTCGATGATGAAAACCAATTTCGACACGCTGAACACGGACATCGGAAGCATGTTCCTTCCTTCTTTCAGTGGCGTCATAGGTCTGTTCAATGACTTCGCAAAGCCCCTGCATGATGCTTACATTGGGCTTAAGCCTATCATTGACCTGACGCAAAGGCTGTCCGGTTTGGGCCTGCTTGGTTCTCTCCATGATGGAATCCAGGCTACCCGCAGAGCTATGGAAGACAAGTCTGGGGCCGAGAAAGAGCATACGGAAGCCATGAAAGAACATGCCAGAGCCCTTCGTTCGGGTATTTCAGGGGGAGGCGAACGCGCCAGAGGAGCAGTACCCGCTGCATGGGGAGGATCAAATGCGCCCAACTGGAAAGGTCAAGCCAGAATGTTGGGCGCATTTAACTTCTGATTATTTGCGATAGTCAGAAGTTCCTACACCCTTTCTGCAGTTACACAACTTGCATAAGGGCTGAATATTATCTATAGTGTTCAGCCCTCCTTTCGAGAGAGGCATCACATGGTCAACGGTAAGGGGTTTGACCTGCCCGCAACAGAGACATTTGAACTCATACTTTTGACATAGATCCTGCCACTCTTGAAGTGTATAAGAGCCTGCGTTACGAATAAGTGCTCTTCTTTGATGCCACCGAACATTAGCCCTTGCGTTATGACGACGACGATACTGAGCGTCGTTTTGCATTTTTTGTGAATGCCATATGCGCCCCCGTTTTAATCTGTGTTGCTTTTTCTCGTAAGGCATCAGTCGTCGCCTGCGGTTTATGGTATCTCGATGTTTCTGATAATATCCTTTGTAGCGATAGGCGTTTTTGCTGTACCACTCCCTTGCTAGTTGGCGCTGACGAGTACGCCAGCCGATTTCATCAGTCTGTTTATGCCGTAGTATACATTGCTGTGTTGTGTGTGCCGAACATTGCTTACATTCTGCCCTATATCCATTTTTGAACCAACGATGCCTAAAAAACTCGGCACACGGCTTTGTTACATGACATTTAGAGCATGTTTTCAAGGCAGGAACTTCGCGGGTTTCTTGAAGCCATCTCTTGCGCATGACATCTTTTTGTTTTGCTTCACATGATTTACAGTAGGGGCTAAGTCCGTCTAGGGAAATCTGCCGACGAAAAAAATCTGAACGTGGCTTATTCTCCTTACATGTGAAGCATCTTTTAACAGCCACTGTCGGCTCTGATGTTTTTCGGCGGGCGTCTTTGATCTTGCGGCAGGGCTTACACCGAGACAGATACCCTGTTGCAAACTTTGTAGATTTATGGAACTCGGAAACGGGCTTAACCTGTCCGCAGTCAATACATTTCTGTTCAGTGATGGTTTTCATTTTTAACGAACCTTTCTTGAAATGAGAATATCCGCCACATCGGTAACGATCATGGCGATAAGTTCGTGGAAGTCCCTGTAGTCGTAGGAGGCATAACGGGAATAGTGCACATGCTCGAACCGCTCACTGCACATGCAAACCCGGTGCGTGAGTTCGTGGAGGATCGTAAGCGTTTTCTGCTTGCCACGACGAGAACGGGAAACTTCGATCCTGCCGGTTAGGAATTCACCGTAATAGCATCGGCCTCCAACATTCTGCGGAAGGTAGCAGTAGATCGGAAGGGCGTTGCCGTGGCGTTCGCACAGGTACAGGGAACGCTCAAGAGTTATTTTGGTTGGTCGAATTCCGAAGTCAATCAGGACTTCCAGCGCAATCTCGGCGGCATCTTCTAACATCTGGGGAGTAATGGCACTATAGTTCATGGGGTTTACCCTTCGGTATCTGTTTTGTGAACAACACACTTATTATAACATGGTATGTGTGTACTTGTCAACACACTTTCAGTAAATTATTGTGTTGTCTGAAAAACTGTTTTCGGGTATAATGGAGGCATGGAGGAAGACGAAATGCTAACAGTAACCGAAGCAGCGGAACGTGCTGGCGTTTCGGAGCAGGCTATCCGAAACGCTATCTACCGAGGGCGGTTGACCGTCACGGAGCGGTACGGACGCAAACTCATACGGCGATCGGAGTTTGACGAGTACAGGCGAAACACGAAGATGGGTAGACCAAAAGGCACTACAAAACCTTAAACAAGGAAATAGACAAGGGAAGAACACCCCGCGCAAATAATTGCGCGGGGTGTTCTTATTCGGTGGCGATCCTCTGAACCTTCTGGGTTTCGCTATTAAAGGTCACGGTAACTGTACCGTCCTTGCACCGATAGTCCCAGAAAAAGAGTTTGGTTCCTTCTGCGGTTGAACTAGATGTGTGGTCAGGCTCACCGAATTTCGCCTGGAATGAAACAGGATAAGCACCCACATACAGGCGCATCGTTTCTGCAAGAGCCTGCGTTTCCGGCCCTCCTTTCGGACGCAGGCTCGATACTGCCAACCATATGCCGAAACACAGGAGCGCAACGGCGAAGAGGCATCCTGCCCCGATGCCGAGCGCGAACGGATAGCTTTTCGGAGGCGGACCCACAATAGGTTGAGGTGACACAGGTGCCGCAAAGACCTGCGTTGGCTGAGGTGGCGCGGTCGTGCGGTAAGGTCTGCCACACCGGGCGCACCCGATGGCGTTTATCTGTGCGGGTTGTTGGCAGTTCGGACAAATCTTGTAGGGTTGGGTCACGGGAGCCTCCTTGCGCGTAGTAGCGTGCTGTTTCGTTACTACTGCCCCAATGTCCTTTAAGGAAAACTGATGGAAGATTCGGACGTTACGCCACACCGGAGGACACACGTGAGGTTTGACCTCGCGGAGACCGTGACTTCCGAACCCCCGCAGGCCCACAGCCGGGCTGGGAACGAGATGGCGCGGGCAGGGTTCGGGGCCAACAACAGTTCCAACGTGTACCGCATGGGGACCGGGGCGATCTCGCTCACCCCTTTCCAGAAGACCCTAACGCAGCAGACGGAACAGACCGACTCTGCCCTCACGATGGTAGCATTAGCCGATTTTGACACCATTCCGGGCTACACCGAGCGTCCGCACTACCGGGCACCGTCGGGACTGGTGGGGATCACCCTGGCACCCGCAACGGCTTCCTCGGGCCTCCTGATGGCGGAGAAGACCGTACCGGCAGCACAGAGTGGCGGATTTGACCAGAGCCTCACCGCAGACATTGCCGCGATGCCGCAGCCGCAGTACAACACCGTCCTGACCACGATCGACCGGCACGCGGTCAGCAAAGTAACGTTCGACGACAATCAGGCCCATACGTTCCGGTTCCGAACTCCTTTCGGACATCAGTACACGGCGTCCACTACCTGTTTTCAGTTCGGCGGGCCGGTCAACGCCAACGGGAACGGTCAGTACAATATCGAGGTTTGCGGACAGTACATCTACCTCTGGGAGTACACGGCGGCAAAGGGTACTTTCCCGTGGGTGGTGGTGGATCACTGGCAGTATGTGAGTGTCGCGAACCCTGGTGAGTGGGTCACGATCCACGTCAGGCCCTACCGGACACCGCGCGGCAATATGGGGATTGAGTTTGAGGTCGGGACGCAGGCGACGGTCAGTAACGCAGGGAACTCCCAACTCAACATGCAGGTCCGGGCGGCCCCGCAGGGCATTACGACTCACCTGTTTAAAGTCAACACCCGACCAGACGCGCCCTCCGCTCCCCCGGTGGGAACACCTCCCCGACAGAAGGTCACGGGTTCCGGCCCTGTCAGGATCGACATGGCGCGGGAGTTGCGCGTTCCGTGGCAGGTGAGTGTGTGGCGATATTTCAGCAGCGGTTTCTTTGAGGATTTCCCGTTTTCGATGCCGTGGTATGTGACGACGCGGGAGATCCTGCGTCTGTACTGGACTGCCGACGTTCCGGGCAATTCGACAATTACGATGCGGTTCATGGACTACACGAGCCGTGCCGAACTCACCCCCACGGGCGTCTCCGGTGCAGGTTACAAGGAGTATCAGGTCAATCCGGGGCAGGGCCGGTACTACCTCCGGTGCGAGATGACCAGTACGACAGACCAGAAGTTGTCTCCTGTCCTGCACGACTATTCTCTCCAGAGGGACTCCCACTATATCACCAACGATCCGGGGGAGTTTGAGGCCGATGCCGATTCCGCCCAGGGGGTGCGGATCAGCGGCCCGGAGGCAGACCCTTCGCACGAAAGCGCGTCGTTGGTCCTATGTGATATGCCCGCAGATTTGACCATCTTCAACAAGCGGGCAGTTGTCCGTACCAGGATCGAAACCGAGTACGATCCCGACGACACGGATTTACGTTCTGTCATTTTCGATGGCTATCTCCAGGAAGCGCAGGGGGACCAGCAGGGGACGGACGCAAATCAGGGCGGCGGCGGTGGGGCAGAACGCTTCTGGCCTTCCCCAGAGTGGAAGAACTACCACTGCTCGTTCGCGGGCATGTGGGTACGGCTTCACAAGACCCTGACGATGTTCCGTCTGGATCTCCAGAAACCGGACCCCAACGGACCTGTTGATGCGAACGGCGAGCATACTGCACCCTTCAAAGTCACGGACATCTGCCGCGCTCTGCTCGGTTATGCCGGTTTCACCCCTGGGCAGATCGATGTACCCGATTCTCCCATTCGGTTCTATCCAGGCGGGGCGGAGAACGGGCAGACGTTGATGATAGACCCGCTGTCCAATGTGGCGGAGGCGGTGCTGAGGTTTGCGAAAGAGTACCTGGGGTGGTTCCTCATCTGGGACGGCAACGCGGGGACCGAGGGTGGCATGTGGAGGCTACGGCCCCCGGTGCCGGTGCAGGGGCCGTACAACAATCTCGCAACCTTCACCCTTGATCTCCCGGACCCCGGCAAACTCACCACGGCCTCAGAGAGCTATAACGGCGATACGGGCGGCAAAGCGTGGGTAGGGGAGAATCCCACGATCTATATCGAAAAGGGCACCATGAAGCCCTTCGTAAAGCCCCCCGAGGGGAACGCGGTGTGCGTGACGGCGACAGGGCAGTACTTGCCGGAAAACGGTCAATTCGCGCTATCCAACTGGATCTGCAATCCCAAGAGCTACAACTGTTTTGTGGATACGTTGGGCAACACGATCGAGACGGCAGACCCGGAAGACCCGGATTATCTGCCCTTTTTCTGTCCCATCATCATCGTGTCGCTCGGCGTTGGGGACCAGCATACGGTGGACGTGATTTGCAGGCGGGTATATGACGTTTCCTGCCACGGGATAAGGATTCTCCCCTTTGAGGCACCGCTGGCCCTCATCACGGACCCGGACGACACCCACCAGACCAACCCCCGGCCACTCCGGTTCTATGATCCAGTGCTGGTGGTGCGGAATGGTGAAGAGTCGCAGTGGTTGGTTCGGAACTGTAACCCAACCTACGTTAAGGACAGCATTCAGTATGCCTACTATGAGTTGGAGGCACCGAGGACCGACTGAGGGAGAGGCAACGAACCGTGGCAGAAGCAGTTGAGTTTAACCGCAAGGCCCAGGCCAACAACGCGGCGCGGCAGGTAGGGTTGAGGATTGGTCAACCAAATACCACAGTGGGAGACATGGCGCTGCTCGGTGCAGGGAATCAGTCCGAGATATTTAGCCTGCCGTCCGATCCTTCTGAGTGGATGCCGATGCAGGACCTTGACCCCGCGAGTCCCACGTTCGGAATGCTTCGCTTTATCGTTGATGTTGACCAGCCGGGGAACCCGAATCGCTGGTATCCCTAAAGGCAACCTATGTCCTACCACCACCGAACGCAAGCCTACGACTTTACCGGCACGATGGACGGACGGGTCGGGATGACGCCCAACATCGGTGGCGGCGGGTACTTCCTGGGAGATCATTCGGAGTTCCGGCTGGACGTCGGGGGAGTGGTGAGGTTTGAAATCTCGTTCGGCTCCGTCGTGGCGGGCGGGGCCGGCTGGCGTATCCCGATGACGCTTGACCTCTCCTGGCTCAGTGGCTTTATCGGCAGTCCTCCGACGGATACGGACACCGTGTACGTGATCGATGTCGCGGCGGGACCAGCGGAACAGAACCTGACCGGGACCTATACGGTTGACTTTGGGAATTGTTGGGAGTTGGTCGATGTGTCGGACGGGGTGGCGGGCAGTCCGTCCCTGACCGATGAGTTCAACCACGACCGGGCGTTGAGGCTTGTGGTGAGGATCAAGGCGGGGAGCGTCATCACCGCGACCTGTGATTATGGCGGCGCGCACGTCAGCAAGACCGCAACCGTCACAACCGATTTTGACGTTCCGGCCAACGTCGTGACCACCGCCTCCGCGTTGGGCTTCTTCGGCGGGTCCGACATGGTGATTACAAACCACATCGGGGGCATCGGGGAGACGACGGGCGGCGGGACGTTCAGCGATACGCACCACAGCGCCGTCTGGGGACCAACATGCGAGATCCACGCGGACGACGGATATGTTGGGCGGATCATCTACACGCTTTCGGGACTTGTGCAGTACAACTGGTTCTGTCAGGTCCGGGCGCTGTCTGCCACGTACCCCGGCCCTGACCTCATTGCGCGGGTCACGATCGGACAGGACGCGTTCGGCTCTCCGGTGACGCAGGACGTGACCCTGACAGGCGGGGCCAGCAGTCTCTTTATTGAGCAGAAATCCTTCATCGTATCGGTAGAGTTTGAGGGCGCGTCCGTCCATTTCGAGGATGTGGTAACGCTCTGGCCCGTGTCGGCTCACCTCACGTCCGCATCCCTGACGGCGGCGGGGGAAGATCCTGACCTATCGCTCCGAAACCTCTGGATGCGGGGGTGGTTGTGGGGAGCGGCGTCGCTCGATCAAGTGGCGTCACTGGACGCGATCTCCGGCAGTTGGAGCGCCACGGGGAGCGGTGGGAGCATCACGGTCCCCGCCGCGTCCTTCGACTCCCGCCTCCTCGGCTCTTCCTGGAGTGGGGCGGATCTATCGGGTTTTGGATTTGCGAACGTCTTCCTGACGGGTGACGCGTCCTCTCTGCCGGCGCGGATTAACCTCGGGGCGAAGTATTGGGACGTCGTGGTGGGGACGACGGGCCACGCGGTGCTCGACCTCTGTAGCCCCGGATCGGCCCATGCGGCGTACGACACGCAAGATACGATCTATCCCCTGGTGGGCGGGAGTCCTTACACCGCGACCGACGGGTGGTCAACAGGTGTTCACAACGCTCCATCGGTAGTAATAGATGGGCTTGCGTCAGGCCATACCTATACCCTAACGAAGATTACGCTGGTGAGGGTGGATCATGCGAAAGCGACATTCCTGGACCCATTTAAGTCCTGGAATCTGGTCGTCTCCAACACGGTCGGGAGCGTCACCAGCACCACCTACTACCGTTCGTGGTTGACCGGCGACACCGACGGCTCTCCGTCCCTGGAAGAGACGGACGCCGTGTGGATCAATACCTCGGGATCGTCGAGTGGTGATACGGTCTCGCCTGCATCAATCCTTGCGGCGGTGGGGAGTATCAACGGAAGCGGCGGCGCGTACCCGACACGCGGATGGAGCGCATCGGACTTGCAGGCAACGGACGGAACCCTGAACCTGCGATCGGGATTGCTTAACAGTGACCGGGAAGCGGTCCTGCTCTACGCGGGCGGTCTGTGGTACGACGGGAGCGCATGGCAGAGTGGGATTGACCTGGCGGTCCCGCTAAGTTCGATTAAAGCCCAATACCTGTTCAATTCGATCGTTGCTTACTCTGGGGCCGGTGACGTCTGGGGATGGAGCGGTGGCGCGTTCGGCGGGCCGGTTGAATTGAAATGCGGGATCATTCTGCGCGGTCAGGCTTGGGGTCTGGTGTTCGATACTCCGGGCGGGGCGCGGGTGGGGTCGCAGTCAGTGACGGCGGTGGACAGCGCCTCCCACATCGCGCGGGGAAGCGGGACGACCGATGCCTACGGGGAGTTCCACACCGGGACGCCCTGGATTCTGGGCGCAACGTCGGCCAACATCGCGGCAGGGTCGCTCACGTCGTACACAAACCTATTCGGGACACGGCAGATGCGGCGGTTCGGCTTTCAAGTCCCACCGCCGTTCTCCAACCCTTACAACGCTACCCACCCGGCCTGGGGCTATCTGCTCCGAAGCGCCATCGGGAGCGGGAATGCATTTGTTTGGAGATCCAATCACGGCGCACCCTTCGGCGGATGGGACGCGGGGCCTGTGCAGGTCACGACAGGCGGGCAGGATAGCGACCCGAGGCTTCGGTATGATGCGGATACGGGGCGGCTGTTCTGTTGCTTCGCGCGCTCCTCGGGCGGCAGTTCGGACGTTTATGAAGCGTTTTCGGACGATGACGGCGACACATGGGGGGCTGAGTATTTGGCGATCACTGGCGGAACACATCCGACGTATGGTGTCGGTCTGGAGCGGGGAGTCATCACCGCTTGTTACGTCGGGCCGATCTGGGGTCCGGGGGTCCTGACCGCGATCTACCAGGGACCGGGAGAACTTGCGCCCGGATCGCCCTATAACCTGAAGGACGATACGGGGACTGACATCCCGGTACAGGACGATACGTTCTCAATCGTGATGCCGCCCAATCAGTCTGCTCTGTGGCTCCTGACCGTGACCGTGGACGGCGACTCTGCCCCTTCCGAGTGGTACAGTGCCGAACCGAGCGGCGCAAGTTGGACAAGGATACCGTAACGAATGACCATGACCACCAGCCTCAACGCATCCGTGTGTCCCGCCGTCCAATCCACGCGGGGCAGTTTCCTCCGGATGGTAGACAGCAGCGCGGACCCCGGCAATGCCCCGGTAGCCCAGAACTGCACGACCGATATAGCCAATTTCCGGTTCAACACCCTTCGGCCAAACGCCCTGTACCTCGACCTCCTGGCAGGTTCAGGCGGCGCAAACATCTGCTGCGTCCTGCCCGGAAGTGCCGCGACCGGAACAGAGTTGCAGTTGGTCGCACCGGGTTCCGGCCTAACCCTCACGGTCCTGAAGGGATACGGCAATGCAGGCGGGTTTGTGGCGGTGGATGCCGATACGACAAAGGCCATTTCGGACGTCAACGGTCGGCACTGGGTATGGCTTAGGCAAGACAAGTCAATCTACGAGAGCACCAGCACCACCGCCCCCGCGGGTACCAATCTGCTGCTCGGATCGTGCGTTGTGGCGGCTCACAACATCACGTCGGTCGATCGGTCTGGAGTCTGTTACCTAACCGGCACGGGCATCGTTCGGTACTCCGCAGACCCGGGGGTCCCGACCGACACGCCGCCCTCAACGCTCCAGTTCAGGCAGCAGACGGCCTACGGTCAGTTCGATTGGACTGGCACTGCTTATGTCCAGGTAGGGGTTCCGGTCGTGACCGCCGACCCTACGAGCGTTCAAAACGGGATGGAGTGGTACAGGAGCGATCTTTCGACCCTCTACGTCTATAGTGGCGGTTCTGCCCACCCGATCGGCGGCGGGCCTCCTACGGGCACCGCGGGCGGAGACCTCACGGGAACGTATCCTAACCCTACGTTGGGCACTTCGGGTGTGACGGCGGCAACATACGGCGACGCTACTCATGTGGCACAGATTGCGGTGGATGCAAAAGGGCGCATCACCTCTGCCTCATCGGTCACGATCACCGGCGCGGCCCCGACCGGCAGTGCAGGCGGGGATCTGACGGGCACCTACCCGAATCCGGTGCTCGGCACCAGCGGGGTCACCGCCGCAACCTACGGGGATGCGTCCCATGTTGGACAGGTGGCGTTTGACGCCAAGGGTAGGGCCACCAGTGCGTCCAGTGTCGCGATCGCGATTGCCAACACGGCAGTCAGTGGTCTCGGTACCGCCTCTGTGCAGAACGTGGCGTTCTTCCTCCAGGCGGCGAACAACCTTTCGGATGTGGCGTCGGCATCGACGGCCCGGACAAACCTGGGATTGGGCAGCGCGGCAACACAGGCCAGCACGGCATTTGCCGCCGCCTCCCACACCCACGCGGCCACGGACATCGTGAGCGGGACAGTAGCAACGGCCCGCCTCGGGAGCGGGACCGCCAGTAGCTCCACGTTCCTCCGGGGCGACAACACATGGGCCACACCGGCGGGCGGCTCCGCGGTCCCGGTCAATGTCCTGTCGATCCTACCGGGGTCTGGCGGCGCTTATTCCTGGGCCGTCCCGTCGGCCCTGACGGAGTTCAAAGGCAGTTCGGCCCTGATCTACCGGGCGCAGCATGACCTGACCAACGCCACGCAGGCGCGGGTGGTGCTGGTGGTAGATCCGGGGGTGATTACGCCCGGCTCTGTGCCCACCCTGGCGGCGCAGTACAGTACCAACAACGGCGGCTCCTGGAGTTACCTCGATGGCTCGACCGGACCCTCCCTGACATGGGCGACGGGCAGAACGTCCTCCTCCTGGATCACCCTCACGGGCGCGGCGCAGGCCGATGTCCTCCTGCGGGTGGTGGCGTCGGGTGGTGATGGCAGTACATCCGTGAGTTTCGGTGCGGTTTACGTGCAGGTCAAGTAAGGGAGGGCGCGATGGACAATATTGATCCTAAAGAACTTCGGGCAGTGATCGACAAGTACCCGGAAAAGTTCGCAGATATGAAAAAACTCGGGTCGGATCAAGGCGTTGCAGACATATTGAATGCCCTGACAGACACCCTCATCAATAAGGGCGTCGTGACATCCGAGGATTTTTTCTTTGACTTCGGTTTCATGCTGACGAGGATCTCGTTCCTTGCAGATGCAGAGGTGAAGGCGGCTTTTAAAGACGCTTTGGAGATCGCGAAAAACGCAGGGCGTGTGAACCTCGCGGCCCCGGAGATCGACGGCGATCTGACGGCCACTCCTCCGATCATCGGTTTCCGCCAACAGGCAGTAGCGGTCGGTCTGTGTACCGATGATAGGTGGAAGTCGGCGGCGTACCGGCCTGCGAGTCTGGTAGAAATCGAGATGGCTGCAGGCGTGGTCGTGAGTTCCAGCGATGTCGCGGCAGCGCACGGAGAGGAATAGGATCGATGTCAACCACTGAGAAGCTACTCATCGTCGGGACCGAAACAACGGTCATCAGTGCGGCGGCGATCTCCAACAACCAGAACGCCATTTCGTCGACATTCAACAACACCATTGGATCAACCGGCGACGGCTCCACGATGGTGAGGATTAAGATTTCGATCACGATGGGTGTCGGCGCGACGGCCAATACCGGACTGTCGCTCTACATCCTAAAAAGTTCTGACGCAGGATCAACCTTTGAGGACGGTGCGACCGGAACCGGCTATACCCCACTGAGGATGCCTGATCTGGTCTGTCCAGCGCCGGTCGATACCACGAACCGGACACTCTCATTTGACCGACTCCTGCCTGCGGGTCAGATGAAGTTTCTACCGCGCAACGAAGGCACCGGGCAATCCATGTCTTCCGTGACCATCACGGTCCTGCCGATTACGCGCTCGTCCGTCTAAGGAGGCGCGATGCTCACGCACCTCGACAACTTGGGGCCGGTCAATCTGGCCGATCCGGTTCACCGGCAACATCCCCTGAACCGGAACCGCTCCGCGTGGTGGCTGACTCTCCCACAACTTGCGGGAGGGGTCAAGTTTTACGACCTCATGGGTCTGAACCACGGGGCCTTAACCTCCATGACAAGCGGCGCGACTGCCGGATGGAGGAGCACGACCCGTCCTGGCGGGTACGGGGCGCTGCTGTTTGATAGCATCGTCAGTTCGTCGGTCAACATGACTCCTTCGCCGTCGCTGTCCCCCACGGTGGCGATGTCGGTGTCGTTGTGGGTGAACCTGACGGCGGCGATTGGCAGCGGCTATACCCTGGTGGCGCATGATGATGGGACAAACCGCTCCTTCGCCCTCCGCGCTACCGCGACAGGATTTCGCTTCTTCGTCGGCGCAGGTTCCGGTTCACTTTTCTCAACCACCGTCCCCACGGTAGGGCAGTGGTATCACGTCGCGGCGACCTACGACGGGGCCGCCACCCGGATATATGTCAACGGCCAGATGGAGAATACGGCCTCGACCTCCGTGGCAATCCCGACCGGCGCGGCCATATTCTCCATCGGGATTTCACAGGCATCGTCGTTTTTCCTGCCCCTCACGGGATACGCAGACGACGTGGGGTTCTGGACCCACGCTATATCCACGCGGGAGGTGTGGGAACTCTACAACCTCTCCAGGACAGGCTACCCCGGCCTGCTGAACCGATGGCCGTCCCGGATGGTAGATGGCGCGTCCGGTGGTGGGACCGTCAGTGGAGCGGCGGCACTGGTAGGAGCCGGGTTGTTGAGCGCGTCCGGAACAGCCGTCGTCCTGGGGACCGGGCAGATCGTTGGGGTCGGAAGCCTCGACGCCGCCGCGACCGCAATCCTGAGCGGTACGGCTGCGGTCGTCGGGGTGGGGAGCCTCGGGGCATCTGGTGTTCCGATCGTGAGCGGTGCCGCGGCGCTGAATGGCGTCGGGTTGCTGTCCGGCTTGGGAACGCCGGTCGTAAACGGCGCGGCAAACCTGACCGGCATCGCGATCCTGACCCCCGCGGGGTTGGTGATTTCGCAGGCCACGGCAAACCTCCTGGGCGTGGCGTCGCTCAATGCATCGGCGTTTACGATCGTTCCCGCTCAGGGCGCAATGGTTGCAGTCGGCGTCCTGCTCCCCAATGGGACAGTGCAGGTCGTGGGGCAGGCGGCGGTCAGTGGTGTGGCGGCGTTGGGCGCGGCGGGCACGACAGTGGTTCTGGGGCAGGCGGGTCTGTCGGGCGTGGGTATCCTGGCGGCGCAGCCCGGTGCAGCGACGATCGCCGGTACTGCAACGCTCATCGGGGTCTCCCTCCTCGGCGCGCGCGGGCCGAGGCTCCCCATCATAGTCATCGGGGCGACGACCAGCGGTGACGAGTTGATAACGATCGGCCCAGGGGGGACGGCCTGATGCTGACGCATATCGATAATATATCCCCCGTCTACCTCCCCGACCCGGTCAACCGTCAGCATCCGCTGAATCAGGGTCGGATCGGGTGGTGGCTTGCCCTGCCGGAGATTTCGGGCGGGCGGTTCTGGTATGACCTCATGGGGTTAAGCCACGGCGCGGTCGTGCAAGGGGCCAGCGGCGCGGGGTTCGGGTGGAAGCCTACGGCGCGTCCCGGTGGCTATGGAGACATTCGGTTCGATGGCGCGGGAGGTTCGATTGACTGCGGGGCGTCGGATCGGTTCAACTTCACGAGCCAGAACTTCTCACTGTCGTTTTGGCTTCTGGCGGAAACCCTGACAAACCAGCCGGTGGTCATCAACCGCGGGACGTTCCTCGTAGACGGTTGGTACATCTTCATCAACTCGTCAGGCCAGATCGAACTCCAGCTAGAGTCCTCTGGGGCGGACCATCATGCTATCAGCAACAATACCGTGGTCGCTGGTTCGTACGATCATTTTACGATCGTCAGGGCATCGACCACCGCGGTCAAGATTTACAAAAACGGGGTGTCGGTATTTGTCCTGGGGAATGTTAGCGACTGCGCGAACTCCACCGCGCCCCTGGTGTTCGGTCGCTACATCACCGGTTCGGCCAACAACCTGAGGGGTCGGATGGACGACATTTCGATATGGGGACGCGCGCTTTCCGCTACGGAGGCGATGGAACTCTACAACCTGTCCCGCCGGGGCTATCCGGGCGTCCTCAACCGATGGCAGCAGCGGACCGTTGCTGATCCACTGGCTACCGTAGTTCCCGGCGCGGCATTCCTGCCGGGGACTTCCCTTTTGGCAATCCGTCGTTCGTCCCTTCCCCTCATCTACGTCACGTCCTCCGCCGACTCGGGGGACGATGGATTGAGTATTTCCAGCGTGGTCGCGTAACGTTACGCGACCACGCTTCTATCATTTGAAAGGTACATCACCATGTCCACCGGCGCATCGAAATCACACTACCTCGAAGCGAAGATCCTTGACGCGATTTTCTCCACGACGGCGTTTTCTGTCACCAATACGTTCGTGGCCCTCTTCACCGCCCTCACGACCGCGCAGGGGGAAGCGGGGACGGGTGGAACGGAGGTGACCGGAGGATCTTACGCACGGCAGCAGCTCACCGGCACGGGCGGGGTCGGCGGCTATACGAAGACGACCGGAACGACTGGCGATACGGCCTCCTTCAACGCCGTGAACTTCACCGGGATGCCTGCCGCGACGGTGGTGGGGGTCGCGATCTACGACGCGGTGACGGCAGGAAATCTCCTGTACTACATCAATGGCCTCTCGCTGGTCGTCGCATCGGGCAATACCCTTCAGTTCGCGGCCACCACCGGACTGACGGTCCTGGAAGATTAAGGGAGGCCGCTCACCATGTCTGTAATCATGGCACCGGGGGAAAAGCGGGTTTTCTATACCACCGTTTCGGCCTCTCTGGGTACGCTCACGATCACGAACCCCACGTTCGATTTTCAAGCCTACGACCGTACTCCGATCGCGACCGACGTTCCGGCCACGGGACAGGACGACCCCGCCGCATCGGTCCGGGCCTGGTACGACTTCGATACCGTGGCCCCTCCCGGTGGCGGTGCACCACTCCAGAAGGGCGGACTCTACTGGATAAACTGGCGTCTCCCCGTCAGCAACACTGCCGACGGCCTGGTCAGGATCGAGTGCCCGTCGGAACTCCTGATTATCAACGAGTAGGGGAGGGGAATGGGTGAAAATGTATGCAAATGCATACATTTTCGGAAAGTGTTTGCTACTTTTTGGGGAGGGTCCAATTTCTCCACGTGGAGAAATTGGGGAATGGGCAGGTTTGGGAGGGAGGGTAACGCGATGCCGGTTTGTTGCTGTGCGAATCCTGCGTGTCGGATTTATGGGTGCGCGATAGCGAAACGAGAGATGGGATACCACTATCCGCCCGGACCTGCGGTGGCGAATCCGGGATTGCCTGCGATGCCACCAATCCCGACGGGCTGGCGTTGCCCTTCCTGCGGGGCGTGTCACAGCCCTCTGGTGATGACCTGCCCCTGCTCCATGCAGGCGCGGTCGGCGGTGAGTTGTGCGGGCGATTAGAGGAGGAGAGAGCGACTAACGATGCGCGGCGGCAGGGAGTTCGTTCCTGCCGCCGCTGTAGCGTTCCAGTGGTGGAGAGGGTGCGTCAACACCCGCCCCCACCGTAGCAACCTGCTACAACAGGCTACCGAGGAGTAGAGTACCACGGTGGTGCTCCGTTTGTCTTCCCGGTAGAAGGAGGTGTTGTGAATTTCATACAGAGACTGTTTAGTACCTCACAGTTCATGCCGCGGAGGTTTTGCGGCAACTGGACTCCGGCATTGCTTGCGTTGCATCAATTTTCTGACCTCATTATCTGCGTCAGTTACATGATTATCCCGTTTCTGCTCTGGAGACTATACGCTCTATGGAAACAGCAACGTCTCGATACCTGCTGCGCGGGTCGGTATATCCCGCTCCTGTGTGGGCAAACGGCGGCCTTCATCTTCTGTTGCGGCATCACGCATCTGCATCAGGTGGTGGTGTTCTACTACCCGTTCTATCGATGGATAGGGGTCTGGAGCGCCCTAACGGCCTTAATCTCGGCCTCGGTGGTCGCGTCCCTGTCGATGGTTATGGGTCTCTGTATACGGCCTGCTGTGCCGCCTGGAAGCTAGGGAGGCGCGGGATGAATACGACGCTCTGGGGGGCCGTGATTGCGGGTGCGTTTGTGGTATTCGGCGGGATCGTGACGGGCATCTTCTCCTTTATGGTAGGGAGGCGCACTGCGGCGGCGGCGGAACTGAACTCCAAAAAGGTTTCCGATACCACGATGGCCGTGACGATCATGGACGACCGCAAAGACATCACCCACACGTTTCAAACCCAACTCAATGCCGCGACAGAGAAGCTGGATTCGTTTCGGTCAGAACTGGACAAGGTGCGGGATCTGGTTCTGGACTACAAGGAGAAGTTGGGCCTCGCCAATGTGGAGATAAAGGATCTCCGCGCCTTGACGGAGCGGCAGGAGCGGCAGATACTACAACTCCAGGACTCCGAGCGGGCGCGGAAGCAGGAGTACGAGGTCATGATCTCCCGCCTGCAAGACGAGAACAAGGATCAGAAGGACGCCATGCAGGTACTGCGGACGGAGAACATCACCCTCCGGGGAGAGGTCGATACGTTGCGGCAGCAGGTGCAGGGCAACTCCCGCGACATCCACGATATAGGGGCGATCGAGGTCAAGGCCGCGGCGGGCAAGGGTCTACCAGATGTCTCGACTTCCCTCCAAGGTATCTCACAGGAGCGGAGGGGCGCGGACGCGTTCTCAACACTCCACCAAAGCGCGGAACCGGAAGGTGAGAAGTAGCGGAACGCCATGCCAGACGAAGCGCCGGAACACACCGCGGGCTGGACCCTCCAGACCCAACACATCTATACCCATCGGGTCATTGCGGACCTGGAGAAGCGGGTGGGGATCAGCATCGAATGCGTGGAGTCTCGGTTTGAGCAGCGGGTCGAAGACCTCAAGGTCCTGCACGCGGCCCAACTGAGCGCCGCCAACAAGGCCCTCGAAGCCGCCCGGCTGTCCAGCGATAAAGCGATCGACAAATCTGCGGTGGATATTGAGCGATGGCGGGAGGCGATGAACGACCGGGAGAAGAACTTCGCCACCAAATCGGACGTGGAGGCGGTGGAGAAGCAGCTCTATGCGCTGTCCTCCCGGATGGACAAAACGGAGGGCAAGGGGTTGGGGGCCACGGGCCTGCTGAGTATCGCGGTCAGTGTGGCGGCGGTCCTGGGGGCGTTGATCGCGATATTTCGGAAATAGGGAAGCGTAGAGTCAGAAAGGGAGTTGCCTCCCGATTTCTTCGATCGTCGAAAAATCCTCTTCTTCGTCTCCACCCGTAAACCAACCCACAGGGAATTGGGTCGCAAGCACAAGCCGTTCTACCTGCGACCACGTAAGGTCAAGGCTATAACCGCTCGGCTTTATCCATGCTGAAACCACACGCGGCTTTTCCCCGACGGCTTCCGCGAGTGCTTTTATCGTCAGCCCTCTTCGTGCTTTTGCTGACCAAACACGGGCAGGATTAACATACATATTCATTTCCTTTCAGGAGAAGAACGAACCATGAATCTCAACAACATTTTCGCCCTCATGGGGCTGATCGGGGCGGCGCAGAGCGTTGTGCAGTCCGTGCAGAAGTTGGTCACACTGCTGACCAAAGCCGGGAGTGACGTGGCGCTCAAAGGGGCATTGGCTGCAGCGCCCCATACGGCGGCGGCGGTTGCCGACATCTCGGCAAAACTGCGGGCGGTGCAGGAGAGTGCAGGACATGTCGGGAGTGACAAGAACCTGTTGTCGAAGGCATCGGAGGTGCAGAGGCTGATCGGACATGTCTCCTCCCTCCGCCAAGCCTTCACGACCGACACCCACGACCCTGCGGTTCTGTCAGAACTCTCTGCCTCCCCGGTATTGCAGGCGTGGATCGGGGAGGTGGTACAGGAGTGGGGGACTGTGCAGGGAGGGTTGGGGGCGTTCAGGTTATGAGGCTCCAATACAAACGCGACGGTGACAAATGGTGCTGCTTCGACGCCTCCACGTTCACCAACCTGCAAGAATCGCCCGCAGGGTTCGGGGACACGCAGGAGGAAGCGCGGCAGAACCTCCTGCTCAGTATGGAGCAGCATAGACCCACGGATCAAGGAACGAGTGGGTAAAGCCCCGCTCCCATTGCATCCGACGATTGCCGCACTCACAGCGACGCGACTCTCCGTCCCATGTGCAGTTCGGTTCACATCCGGCGTCACCTGTCTCGACAGGGCATTCGGCCTTGAGGCGTTGGACTTCCAACTCATAAGCGAGATCGTTCGCCGCCTCAACCGCTTTATCGGGCGCGAAGTCCCGACCTGCCACTTTCCCATTTGCAGATAAATAGGCATTTGCGTGCGACTGCAAATCGTTCAAATCCTGCAACTCACACCGTCCTTTCTGGAGGCCCTTTTGTCGTCCCCCCACCGAACCCGTCGTAACCTTTTAGCCCGCCTGTGCACCCTCCTGGCGGGCAGTGTGTTGCCATTCCGAACCGCCACCGCGGCATCGCGACGCAGGAGACCCACCGTGACGAACCCGAATCTGGTTGACCGCCTGGAGAACTACTCCACGGACGACACGCCGTTCCTGTCCTCCTTCGATGCCGTCCACTACCTCAACCACTGCAGTGCGGTGACGACTGCCGCGGGAAGCGACTCCACCCTGGCGGCGGCTTTGGCGACTCTCTCCGATGCCTTCGCGGGGTTGAGGGCGGTGGGTTTCAGTGTGGCGACGTCACCTTCGTCCATCATCGCGGAGCCATATATCATCACGGGCGTGTCTTCCGAGACACCCTCCAACTGACGGAGAGGAGCAGAACCGATGAGCAGCAGCAACAGCAACTCTACCTCCACCTACCCTTCCCAGACCACCCACGCGGACAGGGTGGCGGGATGGATCGCTATCGGTCTATTTGTGGCCCTGATTGTGTCGATGTGCCTCTCCGGTTTCCTGTCCGGCGTGGATGCCGTAACGCGCTCCCAGATCGTCGGGATCGGCCAGACCTGCGCCGGGGCACTCGCGGCCACACTGACTCTCCGCCGCTCCGCTCCGACACCCGATAGTTCGCAACAGGTCACGATCCCCGGCAGTGCGGACGGCAGTACCGCAGGGGTTACGCTCACGACCACTACGGGGACGGTTCAGCCTCCCGCTCCCCCTCCTGCGGGCGATCCGGGGGCAGGGTAGGGAGGAGGTCGCGGATCTCGCTACGTATCCTCTGTACGGCTGAATAGGCGTCATCAGACATCACGACGTACGCCATTTTCAACTCTTTAGAGCAGATGTTGTCGCACCGCTCCCGCATCGCCTCCTCCCCTGCGGCCCGCCCCCGTGCTTCGGCGGCGAGGAGGGCAGTGGCGATCAGTTTTCGCAGATCGTCTTCTGGATCGTAGCCGACAGTACGCGATTTCGCGGAACTCTGCGCCCATGCGATTATGACGTCTTGCGCTTCTCTCTCGCTACTCACCTCCCACCTCCTGCGGCGTGAGGGGGAGGGTCGCGATCGCGAAGGAAATTTCTGCCGCCGTCTGCATCTGTGCATCATAAATGGCGCGCGTGGAACCGTTGACCGTTTTCGCCCGGTTGCGCTTATGGGCGTCGGTGGCCTTGCGTGCTACACTCCCGCACCTCTCCCGCATCTCCTCCGCGCCCCGGAGGGTGGCGCTCGAAGTCAGCAGTCTCGGCTTCACGGATAGCGGAGATAATCAGTTGGGCGAAACCAGGTTTTGTAGATCCGCACGGCCCGCTCCTCTGCCGTCGGTGCCGCGCCCTTCATCTCAACCGTTTCTGTGCTCATAGGAGTCCTTTCTATGCCTAACCTCGACTACATCTGGAAACCTGCCGTTGCCGGGGCGTTTACACCAGGTCGCTCCGGCCACTCCATAAAATCTATAATCCTGCACTCCTCCTGCGGGAGGAAAGCGGGTGACATCCTGACGCTGACCGGGCACGACCACACGCACCTCGTGTCCTCCCACTGGTACGTGGACAGGCCGGATGCAGACGGTAAAGTGGCGATCTACCACTTCGTCCAGAACAGCGACACTGCATACCATGCGGGCGTCGTCTGCGATCAGAAGTACTCCAACTCCAGCAGTATCGGAATCGAGCAGGGTCACATGGACGGTCAGGAGGATTGGCCCGACCCGCAGGTCCAAGCCACGGCCCGCCTCTGCGTCGCTCTGCTCCAACGCTACCCCGGACTGGAGATCGCGCACCACTCTGCCGTCGCGTGCCCCCCTGGGAGGAAGACCGATCCCGTCAACTTCCCCTCGGAGGTGTTCTGGGCGGAGTACCGGCGGGCCGAGGGGCAGCAATGGACGTTTAACGCGGTGGAGGAGTAGCGTCTCGCATCTGTTCAATCCACTCGCCTGTAACGATCCCGTCTCCGTGGAGAGTGAGGATGGCGATACTGTGGCATTCAGGGCATTGAACGTCCATCCGTTGTGTACTGAAGCGTCCAGGCGGAGCCTTCTGATTCATCTGCATAATGACGGCTCCGCATCGGTACTTAACCGGACCTTTGCATCTTGTCTTCCAATTACTGACAACTCCTTCTGCCATTATCCTTCCTCCCCTTCCGCCACCACGCTCCCCCAAGTGCTCGGCCACACCCCAAGCGTCCGCAGGACGGCCTCTGTCTGGATTGCAGGGGAGGCTGTATGTTTCCTCCTCCCGGCGTGGTGGATCTCCCCATATCGTGCCTGACCCACGATGTGCAGATACGTGTCCCATGTGGCGGGGTCTTCCCCCAGAAGCGGCCACAACCACCGCGCCACCAGGTTCCGGTCCCGGCAGAAATCGGGGAGCGTGAAGGTGGCGGAGAGGCGTCTCTGGTCGTGTTTGATATTTCCCCGGTCCCAGTCGGTGAACCGCGGCGCAGTGGCGTCAGAATCGCTCCACTCGGGCACGTAGTAGTTGGTAGGGTGGTATCCGAGCAGATCATCCTCCCCTGCCAAGAGTGCTGTCAGACGCTCTCCGCTTGGCTTGCTGACCCTACTCCTCCACCGCCACGCGAAGCAGGAGGTCAGGACCAGTGCGTTTACCTCGGTCGGTGACGGGCGCAGCATGGTAGGTGTTTCGGTCGTCATCAGTAGTCCTCCCGTGCGGCGGCGTCTGCATAGAGTTTCGCCTGCTGTTCGTGTTTCTCTGCAAGCGCTTTTAGTGTTCTTCGTATCAAGCCGATGGCATTGACCCTTTGCGGGAAATAGACCTCATATTCTGTCTCTCGTGCGTATCGCCTGCCCTTAATCCAGACGCTTGATTCGCTCCATCGCTCTACCTGCACCTCGACAACCTTTGCGCTTAAGTGGCTCTGATAGTAAAATGCTTTGTACCATGTTTCGGTTTTGGGCGTTTCGGTGCTCATGGGGCAGCCTCCTCCCGCGCTTTAAGGCAATGCTCCAATGCCTTCCTGACGGGTATTGAAATAAGATCCTTTATGGTAGTTTTCCATGCGTTCTGCCTACGATCAGCAGCAGTGTCACGACTGGAACGCTTTACGTTTAGCGACTCAATGTTGCTCTGAAGAGCATGCAATTCTGCTATCGCCTTCTCAATTTCACTGCGAGGAGGTGCCACCTCCTCGCCCGCCCCCACCAGGCACCCCGTGCGGGCGAAGTGGCAGAGGAGGGGGAGGAGTTCGGCGGCTTCTTGTTGCGTGAACGTCACATACTCCCCACCTTCTTCTACCACCAATTCCTGCCCGTGCTGTTTTACAACCAGACCGCCATCGACAAGGTACGCCGCCGGCTGTGTGCCGTGTGGTTCTACGTATCGCAGGCTCATCGCTGCTCTCCTTCCCCGTCCACCTCACACTCAAAACTCTCCTGATAGAACCGATCGAGAAACGCCTCCTCTTCCTTCCGCTCCATCTCCTCCTCCCACGCCGCATCGGAGGCCCGCTGCCAATCGTCCAACCTCTCCTGCGCGAGATGCTGGATCAGGTCGTAGGAGGCGTCAGGATTCTCCCGCTCGATCATCAACTCTACCTGATGCCGCTCTTGGATAGCGGCCAATCGTGTTGTATCACTGCTCATCTGCTCTCCTCCTCCCGCTGCTCCGCGACCCCGTAGGCCCACTGGCGGCCCCGCTTCGTTTCGTTCCGTGTCAGCACCCCATCTTCCCACAGGATCTTGAGGCGCATTGAGACTGCCTTTTTCCCTATGTCGTCCGCTTTGTCCAGTTGGTTGTACACCGCGTCCGCCGTATCGAACCCCTGCTGAACCAACTGGTAAACCCGGTACATCCCTGCCGATAGGTGGATCTTACCAGAGCCGCCGCAGACCCGGCAGGGGATCGAGGGGCCGGTCGTGGCCTTAGTGGGAGACATCGGGTGCGTCCTCCTGTTTGCGGTGCTTCGTGACGGGTTGGATTTTATAATCTTCTTCCGTCCTGCCTTGATGGGGATGATGCTCCGATCGGAATTCTACGCTCCTCTTAATGGCGTCCCGGCAATCCTGCGGCTCTTCAAAAATCGTTGCCTCATCACCCCAAAGCAAAATACCATCGGCGTCAAATTCGGGATAAAAACATAACTTCATCCCGCCCTGCTGGAACCGATCCTGCAACGTAACGATGTAACCGATTATTTCCTCCGATGCCACCGTTATTCTCCAATCCCGACAGTTCGCCGTGCTTCATCTTTTGATATACCGCCCATTTTGGCGCACGCCCATTCGATCGACTCACTGGAGGCTGTTGCAGGCGAAAGGGCAAACTCCAGGGCGCGGACGATCTTCTTCACGGGAAGACTCTCCAGGTGCTCCACGGCAGCGTACACGACGGCCCGATTGTTTCCCCTGACGAACTGCCCCCGGTGCTGCATCTTCGGGTTTACCTTCACCATCATGTCAAACGGAAAAACGACATGATACCAATTTCGCTTGTACTCCACTTTGACCGTCATGGTCGCCCCCGCAACCGTCACTTGCTGATTCGACAACTGCACGCCGCACCTCCATTTCTCTACCGTTATTGTACCCGACAATCCTGGTAAAAGCAATACTTTACTTCGTTGCGCCTGCCCGAACAAGAGGAAGCAGGGTGAAATTCCGCGCGTTTCCTTTGCGGTGGTGGAGGCACTGACCGATAATAACGGGTATGAGCACGAAAGAAGGTGTTCCGCCTGCACTCCTTGACACTACCTGCTGTTGCTGGCGTCGATGCCGCTATTGACAGGAGGAACGTTGTCCCAACCGGCCAAACGTCTAAAATTAGTGTGTCAATAGCTGTCAGACCGGAGTGCTGACGCTCCGTCCCTCCCGCCCGACCCGAAACCATCCGAAAGGGGAGCGTAGGTTGACGGTGGCGCTGCGGGGCGTCACCCGTCCGGTTTACGCTGCCCCTGCTGCCCTCCTGCGTTCTCTCGACTTCCGGGCGGCATTGCGTTGGTAGACCGGGCAGCGGGACATATGCGGCGGGCCTCCGCAGTCACAGGGTTTGACCGTCTGTCCCGCTACCCGGTGGGCCGTGGCGGTCCGGGCGTTGGCAGCGCGGGCCGCGTGGGTAGCGGGGGTCTGGATCTGGGCCAGGTCGCTCATGACGAGCGATCGCTGCAACAGCGATACGACGGTCCCGAGGTTAATCAGTCCCATCGGGTAGGCGGCCTGCTCCCCCTCGTCCAGCACCTTGCAGGCTGTCCAGAGCGCAGAGGCGACTGAGCGCCCCTCGTCCCTGATCCCGGCTTGCCGAAACAGCCGGGAGATTGCGCGGTCCAGTTCTTTGTACTCGGGATACCGACCGGCATCCCGGATGTCCAGGAGACGCCACAGCATCCGGTGCGCATCCTCCACCGCGCCTCCTTGCCATGCGGCGTCCGCATCCTGGAGGGTTCGGAACAGTTGTGTTTTGTCCATCGGTCGTCCCTCCTTAGTGGGTATGCTCTGCTGTTTCGGTGGCGGTGCCGTCCGGGTTAGCCCATACGGTAATGTGGTCGAGGCTGCACTCCTGACGATCGCGCCACGATCCCCGGCAGTTGTCCATGTAGTGCCGGATCATCACGCGCTTGCCGGTAGTCGCCGCCTCTGCGAACGCCGCTGAATCGATCGTCACGACAGGTATCTGCACCACGTTTGCAACGGCGGCCGCTTCCTGGTAGTCCGCTGCTGCCATCCATGCCCACTCCCAGTTCCACCCCGTCCCGATGCCGCCGACCAGTTTCGGGGAGCGGATTTCCGTCCCGGCCTCGTCGGTGTAGATCGCGACCGAACCATCTGCCTCGGATCGGCTGAAACGCAGCAGGACGCATCCGGCGGGCATCTGGGCCAAAACCTCTCCCCGTTTGGTCTGCCGGGCCGCTTCGCGCTCTGCTCTGTCGGCTTCGGTCTTGATTGCCTTCGCCGTCTCCAGTGCTTCTGACATCGCTGCCGCCTCTGCGGTGAGCAACCCGACCTTGCCGTCGAGCGTGTGGGTCTTGCCCGGTCCCAGCGCTTTCTCCCACGTTGTCCAGTTGGACTCCTGCCGCATATCGACCACCTTCCACGATCGACAGACTTCCTTCCCTGCCAGGGTTGCGACGAACCGCAGGGCCGCGCCGTCCAGCGTGATGCAGAGCGTTCCTTTTGCAGTTTCGCGATTTACCAGTTCCATCCGGACCTCCATCAAAGTGATACTGTATTGTATCACATAGCCGCTATGTTGTCAAGTTATTTCAGGGTATTTTGAGGTATCGCGCAAAATACTTTTCAGTCCCGAAAACCTCCCCGGATGGCCCGCCGCGCTGCCTGGAGGGAGGAGGCGGCGGGCGCATCGAGCGTTGGAGCGGGAGTGGTGGAGACAAGGCGTCGCGGGTGCGTTCTGTCCGCGATCCTGTACCCCAGATCCTTCGCCATTCCAGACGATCCGGGAGAGGCCGCGCTGCGCTCCACCGGCTCCACCCACTCGGGATTCACCCAGCAGGAGTAGAGGTATCCACCAGGGTAGGGGATGTCCGCACCGCGCGCGATCCTGGCGTGGTATGCCTTCAGGACCGCAACGGCCTTCCTGACGTCCTGTGTGACCATCAGCACTGCCTGCCGCTTCCCGACCCCCGCCCCTACCAGTTGGGTCAGGATTACAGACTGCTGGGGCGTGAGGGGCGTGGTTTCACTGGTGACCGCCGCGACAGGTGCGGACGGCGAAACGGACTGTTTTGGCGGTTCTGGGGCGATTCTAGGGGGTTTAGTGGCATCTACCGGGCTTTCCAGGGGTGGAATCTCCTGGTGACCGACTGAAGTGCGCGGAAGTGATGCGCAGGGGGTTCCGCCCTCCACCTCCCCACTTCCCAGAGCCTCACCCCACTCCCCCTCTGCCGCTTCGATCGACGCTACCAGGAGGGACGCGATCTGGGAGGGGTCGTCTTCCTGTTCGGTCTGCAACTCCGGCCCTGTTGCCTGCGAGTTGCATAGATCCATGCAACGTCCCCGCAACTCCTCCCCGGAGGCTTTAGCCGAATCCACAACAACAGGAGGGGTTGCGGGCTCTGCCGATTTTCGGCGCGGCGGTTTGTTTGTCTTGGTAGAACCAAATGGGGAAGAATCATTAGTACGTTGAGTCCGTCCATTTTGGGAGACGTTGGGCGGATTTTTCCACGCCGTCATGGGGCAAATAAAAAGCCGGTCGGCATAGCCCGGAACCTCTTCGCGCCTCACCATCCCCTCTCGGATTAGGCGGGCGACGTGCTTGCGGACGGTGGAGAGGGAACAGGCACAATACTCCGCTATCCTGGAGAGGGACGCGAAACAGAATCCGTATCGGGCCGTGAGTCGGTAGATTGTGGAGAACGTTCGACGGAGCGTGCTGGACACGAGCGCGAAGTCTATGGGTGGTACGATGGGGCAGGATACGTTCGTCTTGTTGACGTGTGACGCATCCTTATGGTAAGATGTGTTCAAGTCTTTCTGCCTTTCGTGAGAAGGTAGTGGGTGAGAACGCGCCGAGGAGTAACCAGCTCCTGGCGCGTTCGCTTTTTAATTGTTCGCTGACTCTACCGTGATTCAGTCCCTGGAGTCAATAGGGAAATCAGGCCATTTGTCTTCCAGTTTGTCGTGGTGTTTCGCGTGACAGTGACGGCACAGCACCGTTAGGTCTTTCAGATCCTCATAACCACGGCGCTCGTATGTCCTGTGATGCACCTGAAGTGTCTTGTCAGTGTTGCAGAGTTGGCATTTGTAGTCTGCCCCAGCCAAAGCCTGCACCCTCATTTCCTTCCAGTGATCCGTCTTTAGATACTCCTTATAGGGCATCGTGTGGAGAAGATCGGACATGGCGGCGCGTTGTATTTCGGACTCTGGAATGACTTTCCACTGACTTACAGGACACACGAAAAGGTGATCGATGCCGCCAGGAATAGATACCTTATGGACGATACCGAGCGAAATTAACTGCTTAATGTGACGGCGGATAGTGGAGTTTTCTCGTTCGCGGGAACTGCTTATGTAGGCAAGAGAGGCGAAACAACTGCGATACCGATTCCTGGTAAGGGCTTCGATGATTCGGAATGTGGCACGGAGGCGCGGCTGAATGAATAGAGCAGGGTCTATTGTTCGCGCGATTGACTCGTAACGAGAATTGGGGTATTGTTTGGACACGTCTTTCGCCTTTCACTAGAAGGTGGTTGACCTAGAGCGCGTCAGGGATTCCCGTCCCCGGCGCGTTCGTCGTTTGGAATTGTCACTATCATTATACCGCAAACGAGCAACAGAAGTCTACCGTCTAGCGTTGGTCGCGCTGGGCGGTTTCGTTTTGTGTGTGGTTGTCTGGTTCAGAATAGCATGATTCTGCTAGGGAGTCAAGGGGGTTGCGCGAAACGCCACCACCATTTCTTTGTAGACTCGGAACTGTGCATCATACGTGCCTGCGTAGGAGCCTTGCGTGACCCTCACGTCCATGTAGTCCCTCCGCAGGGGATCTCCGCGCTCCCACAACTGTACCGCCTTCTCTGCGGCCTCAGGTGCGTCATACGCCAGCACTTCCGTTCCTTCGTCGTCTCCATCCGCTACTGAATAGACAACCCAGTGGGTTCTTCTCGTCGCTTCACTGCTCATCGTTCATTCCTCCCTCCGGGCGGTGCTGTCAAGGGGCGGTGGGAAGGGGTTATCTCTGCCACGTAGTCGTCCAGCAGTTTCCGGCACACAGCGCAATACGCGTCCTCTGCCCGCATGGCCGGGGGCGTGATGGTTCGCCCGCAGCGGGAACTCCACCACCATGTCCTGCCCGGAGTGCAGGCGGGTTGTGTAGCGCTGGTGTTCCCGGCCCTCACGGTTGAAGGTCTGAACCGTGGTGGTCCCCGGCTCTATGGTGTCGTTGCTCATGCTGCCCTCTCCCTTCCGCCCTCAGTAACCGTCGGTGTATCGATGCCCTTGCCTGCACTCCCAGACATCGAACGGAACACGCGCCCGGTAGTCTCCAAAGTCAAACTCCTCTGCCGACATCTCCACGCCCTGGTAGATCATCGGGGAGTCCATGACGCCTGCATTGCAGCACTCCAGGCACGGAATCGGCTTGCCTCCCGTCACCATGCCACGATAGGAGGCGAAACTCTGTTGCTCTGTTGTATCGCTACTTTCCAAAGCCAACCCCCTTCCGCTCTCATGCCGCGTTGCGCTCATGCGTTTCAATCTGCCACTCTTCAAGACTGATCCCTGTCGCGGCAATCAATTCGTCCATACCCAACGAGTGAGAGACCAAACGTTGAGTTGTTCCAGCGTCGTAAAGCGTTGCCTGAAAGCGGCACTTGAGCAAAGATTTGCAGATCCGTACCCTCTCTGCATGAGCCTCCTTTTCAGTGGCAAAGGTGCGCGTGAGGGTAAACGGAGGTTCTGCGTCTGCACCTTGTGCCCTTTCTGCCGCCTCTGCGATCGGCCTCACATCATCGGCCAAAATGTTGTTTGCCATGCTCTCGACACTGCACCGGATCTCCACCACTCCGCGCAGCGCGAACGCCAGCGCATGTTCCCTGCATAGATCAACGTACCCCCATGTATAGGCCGTGCCGACCCGCAGAGACACGACGTCCTCATCCTGCCCCAACTCCCCGCAGACCTCGCATTTCATCGCTCCCTCTCCTCCTCCCCACCCCTCCCCCGCTCCAGTTTCTCCCGCACGGCAGCGCGGATGAATTCTGCCGCCGTCATGTCTCCTCACCTTCACGGAACAGGCTCGGTGTCTCCGGTTCCATCTTCACGACAGGGAAGCACGTCCTGCACAGATTGCCGAGCGGAACCGTATCGTCGTCGAATTCAATGATCCTCACCGGGCCTTTGGAGGAGTAGACGCCGAACCGATGGTTGAATGCTGACTCGATCGGCAGACCGCAGACGGTGACGGTGCTGTCTGGCATCTTGCAATCAGGGTTGAAAACATGGTGCGGCGCGGGCCTCCACGTCCCGGCAGAGTGGACTTTCGACAACGGCCCTTTCATTATGCCGTGTTCGTCGATTTGCCGCCACGCTACCGGCCTGTATGGTTTGATAAGTGTGCTACTCATGCTGCTATCTCCTCTGGCGTATCGAATTCATAGAGCGGTTCGGGGTTTTGGCTTTGGAGAGATAACCTTTGCAGTGGGAAAGATTCACACCCGAGAGCAAACACTGACAGATACCTTCCAAAGCCGTATTTCTCCCCAAGTCGTTCTTATGCCGCTTCCGCTACAGAAGCCCCTGTGCGCGTCCTGCTGCCTCCAGGCGGTCAAGAACCTGTTGCTTCCGCTCTTCAGGTTCCAGCGTCCAGTTCTCCCGCATGTAGTTGATTATGCTGTCTGCATTGATAGCCCCGTAGTCTCCTGCGTCGGTCCTGATGAGCCACCCTCCCAAGCAGTCGCCCATTTCGAGGCTCGTTACAGATTCCCATTCGAGAGAGTGGATCTTGATGCCGAGATCCTTGGCGGCTTTCTCAATACGCTTGCGTGAATTGCTCATGCTACTTTCTCCTGTTTAAGAGTGAGGTCAAACAAAAACTCTGAGAACATCACGGCACGTTGAACAAACATTGCCACGGCAGGAAACTGCACTGCTACCTCTTCGCATTGGTCACAAATCAGCCATTCCGTAACGACCACTTTGGGGGTTTCGCTTGGAGACGAGCAGTGCCAAGTCAACGCGCCACAAGTCCCACATGCTCGGTAGAAGACATCACTGTCAGGCCAACGTTGCATATCTTTTTGGATAGTCGGGAAGTCCATGACGACCCCACTATAAGCCTTCAACTTCTGTTCGGAAGTCATCATCTGCTCTCCCCACCCCTCCCCCGCTCCACCCACTCCCGCACGGCCTCCCGGATGAACTCCGAGCGGTGGTGCGGGCCTGCCAGGGCGTCCACGGCGTCCCGGTCCCGCCGCTCCATCACAAGTCCGATCCTGACCGGATCTTGTATTTCGGTGGGACGCTTCGCCCCGTCGCGCTTACCGCCGCTACGGCCCTTTTTGCCACTCAAATAGATCGTGCCTCCTGTCTATAAATGCAGTAACAGTTGACGCCCCAAGAACTCCGTATAGGCAGGAGGAATCGCCTGTGTCAATTCCTCCTTTGTCATCCAGTCGATGCCCATTGCGGACGCCCAGGCGGCTTTCCTGCGGTGATCCGGCGGAACGAGGCCCGTGGAGTTATCGCCATGCCCGGAGGGGGTACAGTAGCCGTCTTTTCCGATGCGCTTCCCCTTGTGGGAATGGTGGGGAGGCTGCATCAGAAATACGTTGCTTTCAAACAACCGATGCCGGAATACCTTTAGACCGAACATAAGCCCGCATAGCGTCACGGTATCGACCAGCGGAGCACCTATCACATTCTCCATAATCCACGGTTTACCCGACGATACCAGCAGTTCCCGCGTCGGCTCAATCAAGTCCGGGTATTCGTTCTCGGCATGGATTGAATGAGTACAACTGAATTCCTGACAGGGAGGGGAGGCGTGGATGGCATCAAAACACCGTCCGCATTCTGCCAGATACTCTAGCGCGTCTGCCTGAACGAAGCGGAAAGGATAGTTTCTCTGTGGCTTTTTGTCCACCCCTACCACGTCAAAACCTGCCCGGTGATAGCCCATGCCCGCACCGCCAGCACAGCAAAACAAGTCAAGCAGAATTGGTTTTCGTGACAATGGAATCCTCCCCTAAAACATTCAAACCCTCTATTTGATTATACACTAAAATAATCAAATAGTCAACAGAAAAAGGGGCCTGTTTCAGCCCCTGATTACCTACCGCTCTATCGCGCCGCTGCCAGTTCCCGCGCTGGTCTCTCCACGCAGGACGAGCGACAAACGGGATCGCCATTCGAGACGCGGTACACCCACTCGGACGGCCCGACATGCGCCCAGAACAGGAATCCCGACGCGTCGATCCTGCTCCACTTCTCGCACGTCATCGGGCCGGTGATGTAGAAGACCTCTCGGCGGTTCGGTATCAGGCTGTTTTCCACGCTGCACCTCCTGTGGGCATTATACGCCGAAACTGCCCGTTTTTGCCCCCTAGCGTCCAAAACCTGAAGGGAAATGGGGTTGCGCCTCCATCTGCGGAGGGTAGGGGTGTTTTTGGCTTTGGAGAGTGGTAGGTTTTGACCACAGGGCCAGCACCCCGCACCTCTGCTTCGCTACCTGCCCATAGACAGTGACTAATTCCCCTCCTGTCGCTGTCCTGCATACATCTGTACCGGCACACACCGTAGCAGATCTGTCCCAAACTGACGCTTTACAAATCCTGCCTTACTGAAAGCAAGCTTAGTCACAGAC